CCAAGTGTAACTCCAACAAATACAGTAACACCAAGTGTAACTCCAACAAATACAGTAACACCTACGGTTACTCCAAGTGTAACCACAACTAATACATCAACACCTACGGTTACTCCAACAAAAACACCTACACCCACACCATCAAGACCTTAAGAATTTATAACTCTTAAAGACTTTGAAACTGCTTCGGTTTCTTCCATTGTAAATGCGCCTCTAACGTGGCAAGCGATTAATGCTTGTCTTATACAATATATCGCTTGTTCTTCATTCATACCATCAATAAGTGAATTTAATTGTTCATTTGAGGTGTAATGTATTGTATCAAAAAGAGAACCAATAATTTCTTGTGTTTTTTTTGACATTTCTTCAGTATTTTCAGTATTTTCCATATGGTTTTATATTTATGTTAAGTATCGTAATTTTTTTCACAAAAACAACATGGAACAACAATTAAATGAAGATTTGGCAGTATGGTTTGGCAAAAAAAAGGCGCCAAAAGGAAGTAGTCAGCCTAAAGGGCCGTGGGTTAATATTTGTAGGAAAGATAAAGATGGAAAACATCCACCTTGTGGTCGTTCTGACACTGATAAAGGTGCTTATCCAAAGTGTCGAGCAACAGGTGTTGCGGGTAAAATGAGTGATTCCGCAAAACAAAATGCTTGTAGACAAAAAAGAGAAGCTGAAAAAAAAGATACTCAATCAGGTAAAGGTCAAAAACCAATAATGACCTCTTATAAACCCAAAAAGAAAAACACTAATGAAGGTATGAGACAATTTATTAAGTCCATCCTCAACGAACAGGTCAGAAAAAACAAAATGATAGACCTTGGAGAAATGGTTGAATCGCAATATGCTAAAGATTTAAAAGAAGCTCGTAAAATTGCACAACAACATTTAAATGAAAACCCAAGATATTATTGTGTATTACACAGAATAGGACTAATTGAAGAAGGACAAACAGAAAAAATCGCTAAGGAAGTTTGTCCATCAAACTAATGTTTGTAATATATTCTTAAGAGAATGTTTGATATTGGAAGTAATTTCTTCTTCCATTTTTAATCTTTGACTTTCTAAAACTTCATTAAAGTGATTTGTTATTTCAATTTTTGATTTGTCTTGAATTACAACCGTATATGAATATTTGTGATTAATTACATTAACTGTATTACCTTCAATTGTAATAAAAATAGAATTTGCAGGATTGTGTATGTATTTTTTATTTGAAAGTGGTGTCATCAATAATTGAGTATCTGGTTTATCAATCAATTTTTTACAAATTGATAAACAATCCAACTCGTATTTTGACCTGTGACCACGTTCGTAGTCCATTTTTCTTGCAGAATCAATGTACATTCGTTGAATCCACCTTTTGAATATGTGTTTGTATTCTTTCATTTTAATATGGATTCAAAGATAATAATTTTTTTTTGAATTAACAATAGGCACCTGAACAATGTTTTTTTCCGTCTAAACCTGGCATCCTACCTTTACACACTTGAACGGCATAACCATTCGCATATGCCGAAGGGTAAACATCATATTTTGCTTTAGCCGCAGCTTTACCACGAACACATAATTTTGTTCCCGTTTTTTTCTTACCTTCCATCATATTAGGTTCAACCTCCATTGTTTCGTCTTCGCCCCCATTGATTTCATTCATTAAAAAATCAAAGACTTGGTCCATATTGTTTTTTGCTTCAGAAATGTGGTCTTGAGCCCAGTCATGACCATTGTCAAGAATACTTTCAATTTGTGATTCATCTAAATCTAACAACATTTCACATTGTCTTTTCATTTGTTCTAAATTAGAGAAGAACATATATCTTTCATTTTTTTGTTCTTGTAATACTTTTCTTACAAGGTCTTGAATCATAGATTCGTTAAGTCTAACTATTTTTTTCATTTTTTGTTTACGATTTGGAACATTAATTCTTTTTGATAAGTATCTCGTTCTCCGCTAGTATTCACTTTTATATCAACATAATATTGATTTGGTATTTTATCTCTTGTATCAAACATAAAGTAGTATTCGTTGGGTGTTCTATTAATTGGTGTCCAATCTTGAACTTGTACTTCGGTATTACCTTCTCTAACGTATACTCTATAAAATGTGTCAATACTATTTAAAACAACCTGACTTGTGTAAGCTTGTTTAATAGTTACCATCACTTTACGAATGTCGGTGTTAAGTATTTTTTCATTTTGTTTAATACCACTAAAATCAAAACCATAAAGGATTGGGTCTTTAGATTGAACACCAATTTGATATGCAGAAGATGTTGGTAATAAAACAAAATCATTTTCAATGTCAGATAAATTATTACCATCAATAACAATATTAGTCCATTTATCTGTGAATTGACATGGTGTATAATATCCATTCAATGGTGGTACTACAACTTCATACACACCTTTTGTACGTAAACAAGTAGTTAGACCAGTATAACCTGAAATAGGTTCACCATCAGGATTTAAAATATCAACAACAGGATTTTGGTCCAAATTTACAAAGTCACCATTTTGATAAACATACAAATATAACTGATTTGTTCTGTTCTGTGCAAAAGTGTTTCTATCATCCTTAATAATATCATCGTATGTGGTTTGTAAGAAGGGCTGGTAGAACGTTTGGGTGTGACGGGTAAAGAACCCCACAGAATAAGTTTCAGTCAATCCTGAGATGTTTTCTACCTCGGGAACATATGCAATACCCCAACCTGTAACACCTGTAATACTACCGTTTAAAATACCATTGATTTCACTTGTCATATTAAAGTTAATATCTTCATTTCCAAACTCAAAATGTTGGGTATCAACAATTGTTAAAGCCGAATAATTTAATCCTGAAAGTGATGTTGTTGGTATTGTATTGGTGTTGTTGTATAGACCTGGATATGACCAATTATTTATAGTGGTTGTTTGGAACCAATTTGATGGTCTTTCACTAAATGGTACGTTATCTGAGAATTGACTCACTACAGGTTGATATGTATAATCAAAACCAACACCTTCATCCCAATCTTGGGGATTACCTGTGGTTCCTGAATATTCAGGTATTCTGAATAATATTAAATCAAATGATGTTGCTCTACGAGAACCATCAGTTGTTGTTGTATTCAGTAAATCAATATCAAACGCTGATGTATTTGTCATGTTTAATACATGAGTCATTCCTGTTGTACAACCTGTTGATATTGTGCCTGTGGCAACACCTTCTATTAAATCTGCTAAATCCAAATCAAAAAGAAATCTTGTAAACCCTCTTGGTGCAAAAGTGGCTAAGTCACCCCCAAAATAAAGTTGTGTAATTGGGTTTCTACCCGTATTAACTACACTGTTTAATTGGATTGTGTTGTTCTTGTTAAAATATGACCTTAAAATTGACATTATATATTTTACTATATAAATATCAATTAATTCTAATATTTGGATTTAGAATTTTATTTACTGCATTTTGTAATTCAAACAATATTTGTGTGGATTGTGTTCCGTCTGTTGCAACGGGAACTGGTGGGGTTCCTGGTACTGGATGAACGTGAGCAACTAAGAATCTAACAATTAAATTAAGTAATTCAATTAACTCCTCACCTCTAACCATTGATGATGTAAAAGGTAATACTTTATCTATAATATCTTGTTGTGTAATACCATATATTGTACCCTCTAAATCAACAGGTTTGTTTGACTTATGTGATAAAAGATAAACTGTATCTGCACCTGAGGCTAAAAATGTTCCATAATCTGCAACAACTTGTTTTGAAACCACATCTTCTAAATCAACTTTAATGGGTTTTCCTACTTCACCTTTTGAACGTACAATCGCGTACTTTATGGCTTGTGTACCTAAACCGGGGTTTAATGTAATTGAATTTGCAATTCTTGATGCATTTGTAAAGATAACGGCATTTGCGGTTGTTGAAATGTCTCTTAATATTTTTCTGGCGGTAATGTTTGGTCTATAGATAAATGGAAATTGGTTTTCAACAATTGGTCCATTTGGTAGTTGACCATTATTAACACCAATAATAAAATCATTTATTAATTTAATGGTTCTTTCAAATGAAAAACCAATAAAATTTTGGTAGTATTCCAAAAATTTAACATCTTCTAAATTACTATCATAATCAATATTGTCTGATAATGTTTTATTAACAGGTTTTAATGAATATAATCTTATTGAACCAGTGAAGGCATTTTGTTGGTTTTCTAAATTTTGAACTTCCCACTCAACTAATTTTTTAATTTGTTGATTTGCAGTTCCAAGTTTAATAAAAGTTTGTGTTTTTTTAATAAAAGTTGGGTCTGTGTATTTAGTTTTTTCTGATGAATCAAAATTTGATAATTGAACAAACGCTCTATTTGTATTGGCAATAGGTAGTTTATTTGTATCAAACCTTTTTGTTTTTCCGGCTCTTAAAATAACACTATTTCTTCTTACAATGACATCGGCCGCACCTCTACCCAATAAAGCGTTGTCACCAGGTTCAGGAAATACACCATAAGATTTTACATTCTTGTATGTACCATCTTTATTTTTAATGGATAATGTACTTAAAACTCTATCACCTAATGATGTGTATTTGTTTGCCGCTAAAATATTTTCAAAGGGTAAACTCATTGGTGATGAATAGGCTCCTTGAATATAATATTGGTCTTGGAATGGATATAAACTATTTTGGTAAATAATGTTAACTCTTTCCCCAACGTCAGGAACTTGGCTAAAAAACATTGGTAATAATGGTAATTGTACAAAGGGGTCTTTTGGTCCCCAAGTATCGGTTACAGGATTAAAACTATAACCTTCCAATACGGCTCTTGTATTTTGGTCTAACGGATATGCTCTAATACGACCCAACATTTGTGGGTCTTGATTATTAACAACCTCGGCAGGAAATATTATTTTCTTTTGTGACTTATCCATTATTTCGTGAATTATATTCTTTTAATACGCTATCATACAAAGATTCAATGTTGTCCAAGTGTTTGGTCAATTCTACAATAAGATTTTTTGTTTCTTCAAAATCTTCATTTAAAAAATCCATAACTTTTGTTAAATCACCATTTCCTCTGTTTTTAATATCAGAGATAATTTCATTGGCTTCGTCAAACGATATTTTATTTGTTGTAATCATAAGGGAACTCCTGTCATTGGTCTTGGTACTGTAAATCCACTTGGTGTTATTACTTGTGCTGGAGTCATGGACACCATCTTTGAATTTTTTGTTCGTTCAGATTCGGTACCTTTTATTTGAGATACTATTGATTGTAAAAATAAATTTGGACTTCCATCAGGCATTGGTCCCGTTGGAATACCAGCTTTTTGTAATTCTTTAATTACTTCTAATGATGCTCTTATGTCATTAAATCCTGTTCTAAATGTTGATAAAAACAATAAAAATGGTGGTATTTCAATTCGTGTTCCTCGTAAGGCAAATTCAATAATATTAATAATATCACCAATAACACTTTTACATTTTTTATAGTCCGTAACCAACTGGGTTATTAATATTGCACCTTCAATTAATTGAAATATAACTGAGTATTGTTTTGCAACTTGGGATTTTTTTAAATCTCTAACAACACTTTGAAGAAGTTTTCTAATGTCTCTAACAATTAAATCACGTAAAATTTTTACAAATCTTGCTCCTATTTCAGACATAACATCTATGTTTAATGTTTGGAAAGTTTTTAAAAATGTTTGTAAATTATAAACTTCATTTACCACAGAACCAACTTTACCAAGAGCAATTCCTTCAATTGCTTTATACATCACCATAAATGGTAATAATACTTTTGGTGAAAGAACGGATGCGTACAACGCTTGTGGTATTGCTTTGATTATATTGGTATCCACTGAAAATTGAATTTCAGGTCCTTGCGGCCATTGTGGATTTTTTGTTACAGATGCAATTGACTTGTTAAATATTTTACTATTACCGTCAGAGTTATTATCATCAACTTCTAAAATTCCAAGAAACGTATTGAATAATGCTTCAGTATCTATTGGTAACTTTACTGTAGTACAGTCAGGATATTCAACAACACCTCTTTGAATGTTTGATAAATCATTTTCAATTATTCTTAAATCAACATCTGTTAATTCAAAAAAAGACTCATCAATACCATCTAAAGGTGCTACTTTGGCAACACCACTAACATCAATTTCTGACCTATCGTCAAAACATAGACCTAAAATACGAGTTAATATTCTTTGAAAGAATAATTGGCTTTCGGTTTCTGCAGAACCATTTTTTAATTGTATTGACATCGCCCCAAATAAAACTTGAAATATTCGGAGATATATATTTTTAGTATCAACCATTTTGATAGTCTCAAAATAATCGGTGATAAATTGACTAACTAAATTTTTATTGTCAAGTCTGTCTGGTAATTTTACTTGGAAAAAACTTCCTTGGTTCCCATTATCATCTTCTGTTACATATGTAACATCAAGTAAACCTTGTTGTGATAAACCAAGATAATTTTGACCATATGTATCATCGTAGGACACACCTTCGCTTTGAATCCTTTCATATAATTGACGATTCATAAAATAAGGATTTTTTTGAACTCCTGAACGAGATGTTGTAGTTGTTGTAGTTGTTGTTGCGGTACTAGTTAAATCTTTAAATGATTTATCTGTTGGTAATGTTTCATACATCAATCTACCCATGGGAGTTGTTGGTGACTCTTTTAATAAACCAAATAAATCCACACTTTCAACAGGAATAAAAATACCACCGGCAGAAAAGGTTGATACATCATAAGTTTGTTCTTGTGAACATCCTAATTGTTTCAACATTGCTTTTTTAATAATATCTGGTATTTCAGATTTAATTTGATTTAAAGCTATTAAAAAATCATTTTTAACTAATGAAACAACTGAACTAGATGATTTACCCGATAATCTATTATCAGGTAATAATTGATTAAGATTTAATAATTTATCTAATTGTGTCTCAGCTTGTCTTTGGAATTTTTTTTTGTTTTCCTGTAATTGAGTTAAAGGACTTACAGTTTCTTCAGCTGCCTTTTCTTGAGACGATTGTTGTTGAGATGTAATTTTTTTGTTATCTTCCGATACTTGATTAAAAGTCTGAACCGCCTTTATAGAACTTTCAGCGTTGTCATAAGCGGAATTTAAATCAACAATAGCTGCCATAATTATTTAAACTTATATGAATTGTCGTTTGACATCCCATCAATATCTTTTTGAATTAAAGACTGTAACATATCATCATCAATATCACCTAATGATAAATCATCCTCAGTTCTATTTGATTTTTCCCAAATAGTTGATTGTAATTTGGCCAATGTTAATTTTTTCTCCACAACATCATTAATAATTTTTTGTTGTTTTTCTAAAACAGGGCCAATAACCGTCATGTCTTCGGGGTCTTTTAACATTGCCAACATTTTATTTTGAACTCTAATTGCCGTAGACCTTTGTTCTACAAGTTCATTGTAGATTTCTTGTAATAACGAAAGAACTGAATCTTTAGTTAAATTTATTTCCTTTTTTTTTGGTCGTGACATATTGATAAATATTATTTTTAATATTTTTTTTACTCTATTATTTTATTTAACACAACATAATATAACTTTTTAAAACGTTTCATTGCTGTTCTAATTTCTTTGGTTGAAAGATTTGTCATTTCACGAATTGAAAGTAAGATAATATTTTTATTAAATTTATTATTATCAGTACCCAAAAATATGGTTTTATAATTTTCAAATAATTCCAATAATGATATACCTAACTTTTTTTCATTCTCGGTTAAAGGTTCATTTTCTATGTAATGTCTTAATTCGTTTAAGAAACCTTGGATTATATCATCTGTTTCGAGTTTTTCAAGTTCCATATAATAAACCATGTCAGGTCTTTGTTCTAAACTTGATGATATATCTTCGTATGATATTTTTCTATTTGTATCTTTTTGGTCTTTAATAATTTGACCCATCAAATAATTTTTACAAATAGTACCAAAATAAGAATACGCTTTCTTTTCTTTTGAAGGTTTAAATTTATCAACCTTTGTCATCAAAAAAGAATGTGTATCAGTATGAATATCGGTAAAATTCATATCTTTACGATATAGTTTATATCTACGGATGATTGAAGAAATCATCTTATCTAAAGGACCTCTCAAAAACTCATTATAAATTGCGTTTTTTTCTTCAAAAGTTTCCGCAATAAGATATCGTCTTACCGCCGCTTCTTCGGCAACATCAAAATAATTTACAGTAGTTGCTTTTCTACCTCTTTTTTTAACCAAATCTGAGGTTGTTTCGGCGGATAACATTAAGCATTTTGAACTTCATACTTTATATTTCTGTCGTCTTTAAAAAAGTATTCTTTTTTTGCTGTAGAAATCCAAAACTTTACTTCATTTTCAGTCATCACATCGTCACCATTTTTGTAGTTCCAAAATATTGAACCTTCTCTCATACTTGTGTGTTTGTAACCAAGTTTTGGTATAGTCATAATTCTTAAAGAATTATATGACATTCTTAATAAAAATTCATAAACAAATGTTAATTTAATTGACGGTTTAAATCCACCAAAATCAACAAGTTTTTCTTTTTTAATTACCATACCAGCGGTTTGAAAGTTTTGATAATCTAATAATGTCTCATTATTTAAATAACCCATTTCTTGTGTGAAATTTGCCGCAAATGTTGCTTCATTTGTAAATCCTGCAAAAGTACCTTTATTATCCACATCAACAACTATTGGTAAAAACGCATCCACATCTGGATATATTTCAGAATATTTTAAAACATTGTCAAACCAAATATTCGAATATTCATCATCAAACTCAAAGAATGATACCCATTCACTTTCAGAGTGTTCAACACCAAATGAAATTTGTTTTTGGAATGATGGTTCTCCAATATATTCAACAAGTTTTACATTTAAAGTTTCAAAATCATAATTTTTTAATTTAGTAACCAATTGTTCTTCTTGAGTATGAACAATAATTAACTCATTAAATGTTGTTTTTTGAATTATTAAAGATTTAATGGCACTTTCAAAGTATGTATCAAAATCTTTTGCCAATGTAGATTTGATAGGTAATATTATTGATAAATTAAGTTTCTTTTCCATGATTATTCGGTTTCTTGTGTGATTTGTGCTTCAAAAGCGTCTTTACGTTTATTAATAAATGATTCAAATATGTCAATAACTGACGTTTTAAAATTCTCTTGGTTTGTAAATTTTTCAGCAGTGTTGAATCCTTCGGTATATAAATCCGCTAAGACATTATCTTCTAACCATGTTTGAACAACATCGGCAATAACATCAACCATTTGATTTTGATTTTCAATCCAAATACCATTTTTTTCTGACATCCAACCTGGTTTTAAATTTGGTATTTTACCAACAACTGGTACACCACTCTTCATACATTCTAAAGGAAATGTTCCAAATCCTGAGGTTGGGTCAATCCAAACACCTAATAAACAATCTTGTAAACCTTTAGAAAAATCATCTTGGGATAAACCTCTTAAATCTTTGAAAGTAAAAAATCTATATTGTGGGTACTTTAAATAAAATTGTTTAATAATATTAAGACCTTCTCTTTGTTCACGTGCTGAAACACCAATTAATGTTTTTGCAGGAAATTTAGAAGTTTCAAAATTTTCGTGTATTGTTGGTTCTATAATATCAACAGATACATGTCTCATTAATGAGTTAATATAATCTTTTTGTTCTTCAGATGTTGTTATACACTTAAAGAAACCATATTGTTCCCAAGTACCACCTGGTGATAAAGTTTCTAAAATGTGGTCATACGCTTGACACAAAACAATCTTACCACAAGGTAAATTTTTAACTTGTTCCATGATAAAACCAAAAATTTCTGGTATAACCAAAACATCTTCAGGTGCAATTGCTAAGTTTTGACCTTCCAAAGTTTGATGTTGTAGTTCATCATAAGAACCCTTTAACCAAGAAGTTACAGAAGTGTATTCTTTCTTTTCATACAACATGATAACATTATGTCCGTTATTTTTTAAAGTCAAAGCCATTTCATAAATGTATCGTATTGATGCTTTGGCATTTCCTTTAGTGTCTTGGACAAAAAAATAAATTCTGTTCAATTTTTCGTCAATGTTTTTAATTGACACTTTGATTTTTTCAATCATTTCGTTTTCCATATACTGATTACTTAAAATTTTTCAATTAATTTATTTACTAACATTGTGTTCCACGCCAATTTAAAAGGTATTGTAAGTTGTGACGATACTTTATTTGCGAGTTTTTCATCAATGTCTTCAGTTTCACTTAAGATTACATCAATAAGTGTTTTAACCATTTCGTATTTTACAATAGAAATATGTTGCTCAGGTTCTGTTGAACCTGATATTGGCTCAGATATCATATTAACATATTTGTCAATATTATCTAAATTTAGGTAGTAGTTTTCACCAAATATTGTAATCATTTTTCTATTAAAGTTTCAATTTTTTTATCTAATTCTTTTAGTGTTGTAATGGTATGCTCACACTCTGTTGTTAAATTATAAGATGTTTCATACTTTATTAAAGTTTTATTTTCAGTTTGTGATAATAATTCAGGATTTGACGTTAATAAAATATCAAATTCATTCCATATTTTATTTTTTGTTAACTGATTATAAAAAATTACTTTTTCAATTTCACAACCAAACTTTGAAATGAAAAATAAAGTTGCTGGTTTTGTTTTTCCAATTTGTTTTGAAATTAATAAAAAACTTATATTATCTTTGTGTTTTGCGATTAAGTCATTTAAATCATAAAAGGTGGACATTTCAGTTGACGGTGAATGTCCAAATATTTCCATAGCAAACTCTTCATACATAAATGACAAATATTCCTCATCTGTTTTAAATTTAAAGTGATTTGAATATTCAGGTGTACTATACGGTGTTATGATTTCATAGTTAAATTCATCATCAACAAGTTCTAATTCATCTATAAAATATTTTTGATAAATTTGTTCTATTTTATTAAAAGTATCCCTTAAAACACCATCAATATCTATTGCAATTCTCATTCTTCGTATTTACTTAAAATTTGTGAAATTAATGGGTTTCTAACAATATCTTTGTCATTGAATTCAAAAACACCAATATCATTAATATTTTTAAACTTTTCAATTACATCCCATAATCCAGATTGTGTTTTGTCTTTGTATCTATCAGTTTGTTCTAAATCTCCTGAAATAAAAAATTTACTTTTAAAACCAATTCTAGTTAATAAGAGTTTCATTTGTTTTGGTGTACTATTTTGAGACTCCTCAAAAATTAAAATTGAATTGTCAATATTCATACCTCTCATATACGCCAACGCAAACACTTCAATTGCTTCAATATTTTTTAAATATTCTCTTTTATCTTTTCCTATAATTTTATTTAATAGATAGTAAGATGGAAAAATATACGGGTCTAATTTTTCTTCAACATTACCTGGCAATGCTCCAAGTTTTTCTTCGGCTTCAACCGCTGGTCTGACAATAATAATTTTTTCATACGGTGTTGTTGGGTCTGCAAGTAAATCTACAGCCGCCTTCATTGCAATATAACTTTTACCAACACCAGCGGGACCTGAACATATTGTTATTTGATTTTTTTGTAATAAATCATAATACAATCTTTGATTTTCAGTTAAAAATTTTTCTTTTGTTGGTTTTGAAATTACAGAAGCAATAATTTCTTTTTTTGACTTAGGGGTAATTCTAGTTTCTCCACTAAAAACTGTTGGTTTTGTAGAAACAGTTGGTTTCTTTCTTGGTTTTTTTTCCATTAATTATAATTTATGAAATATAATAATAAAAGAAAGATTAAAAATTAACGTATACTCCTTTGGGCGATGTACCTTGTTTAAAGAATTTTACTTTATCATTAAAATCAAAAATTAATTCTTTAACTACTTTTTTGTTACGAATAAATTCATCACTTTCAACAATATACACAGTATAACCCTCTTTTAAAAAGTCTGATACCAACTCAAATTTTGGTGATTCTGTAATATCAATAGACATGTCTTTATATCCAATACCGTTAAACACAAAAGGTATTGTCTTGTCAGGATTTAAATTGATAAAATGTTTTTTAATAAATTGATGATGATTTAAATTGAAATCCTCATTGACAAATGGTAACACAAATTCTAATTTGTTATCATTAGATACTTGGCCTAACACTCTATTTTCTGTCGGAACCCAAGGACCACCAACACCAAATCCAAAATTAAAATTATTATCTGAAATTGATTTATCATATCCTAAACTTTTAAGTAATAATTTTGTTTCATCTGAAGTACCAAAATTTAACATTAACTCACCTAAAAAATTTGCAAAATTAATTTTGGTGTGGATATACGAACTATATGCCAATCTGTAAATTTCCGCAGACTTACTTGTCATTGAAATAACATTTAATTTATTATTTTTTGATGGTTGGAATAGGTCTGTAATTGTATTAATAACTTCTGAATCAAGACTACCTACTACTATTGTTTTTAAGTTACTTAGAGATGATAATATGTTGTCAGATTGGATTATTAATGGTAGATAACATACTTTTAGATTCATTGGATTTAATATTTCCATGATTTTTTTAGTGTCACCAGGATTTAATGTTGAACAAATAACAAATGTTTTGTTATATAGTGGGATTTCATCTTCAAATGAAACACCAAAATCTTCAACAACAGCCATAACATTTGTTATGTCTAAAAAATTTGATGGTAGTATGTTGGTATCAACACAACAAAAAATAATATCTGAATTACGTATAACATCAACATTATCACCATCAACATCTGAAACATAAATTTCATGTTGTTGTTCGGATAAAAAATTTAATAAATTTAAACCTAAATTACCAACTCCAATTATACCAAGATTCATTTTAATTGTTGTTTAATATTTCATACATTTCAACCATTGTCTGAGAATCAATATAATGATAGGTAAACACATCTTTAATTGATGATATATCTATATTATAATATGTTGGTGATTGACCATTAAATTTTTCATTATGTTCTATTTGAGTAACTAGTTTAGGTATCTGATTTACCACCTTTAAACCTAATTCTATAATAGAAAGACCTAATGTAACATCAGAGTATCCCGTATCTTTTATTGTAATCATTGGTGCAATTTTTTCTAAAATATTTTTATTTATTAAATAACCTGCTCCACCTGAACAGTATTCTAGATTAGTATCGGTTGGCCAAGTACCTTTTAATTTTTGTCCAATAATTTTTTCTTTATCAAAATTATTTAAATTTTCTTCTAATTTTTTAGTGTTTACAAATGTATCATCATCACAAAAAAAGAACCATTCATATTGATAATCATTATCAAATAAATATTTAATTACATTTACATGTTTTGCTTCATTTGAGCTATATGAAGTATCATCAGAAACTTTAATAATTTTTTTTTCTTTATCATCACAATCAGCATAGAATATAAAATCCACGTCTTTACCCCACGTATTAACAACAGCATCATATCTTTCTGGTCGTGTACAGGTGTGAAGAATCACATATAATATTTTTTTCATGACACCGCTAAATAATCTGTCCCAACTGGCATATCATTGTGGTCAATACGACTTCCAATAAACTCACCAGGGTTTCTTTTGATGGGAAAAGGTTTATTTTCAAAAAAATCATCATGTGTACATCTGTCATCTTGAAATATTGAATATATAGTTTTTAAGAATGTTTGGTCATTACCATATTGAAGTTCTTTTAACTTTGGAAATTTTTTAATTAAATCTGTTAATGGAATAACCCCTGATTTAATACCCCACATACCGCCTAAGATACCTAAACCTGTATTTCCATAAGGAATTCTATGTGCTGGATGGTCTCTCATTACGTGAATGGATTTTCTACTATTAATCCACTCATCAACTGCAAGTTTTTCTCTTTCAGTTAAACGAGCATCAGTATCTCTAAAAATTGCATATTGACAATTAGGTTCATCGTGAGCAAAAAATCTCCAAAACATACCATAGATATCAGTTCCTGTCATATCTTTAACTACAACATCTAATTCTTTTAATTTATCAATTGTTTCAGATGGTACTGTATTATCATAATAAACAATCATTTTCCAATTAGGGTAGATTGTTTTCATAAGTTCAGCATTTCTAATTGCTCCAACATTATAAATTGGTTGATTTCCCCATAGACTAAAACTCACATAATTCATTATTGTACTTTATTTTCAAGAAGTTCGTTTATTGTACTTTTTTCATCAACATAATGTCCCTGTGTCTTATGTGAGTCCATTTGATAATGTTTTAAGTAACCATTTGTTAAAATTAATTTTTTACTTTTCATAGATGCAAAAATGGTAATTGACCTTTCGTGTAGGTGACCAGCATTTGGGTCAACTTTAATCTCGTCAATCATTGGTGACATCCAATTCATATATTGGTCAAATACATTTTTTCTAAAAGTAGTGTTTGATGTTGATGACCAATAACCCATTTTTCCTTCAGAAATTACCCCCATCAATATTTTTTGAATGTCAACATGATATGTCTTTCTAATTGTTTTAAATAAAGTTTCAATAAATGGTGGGTGTTGAATAAACATTGGGTGTGGTGCGGGAAATGGTATATATCCAATCATGTCTAACTTATCGTACAACATCTTTGAAATTTGTGGTAAAAAATCATGAACATAATTCACATCATATTCAAATAAATTAACATATTCAGTATCAATTAATTTATGTTTCCATAATGTGTACCAACCGCTAAATGATGTTAGTTTTGGATAGTCTTCTAAATGACCCTCATAGTTACGAGAAATAATAACATTTGGTAAGTTTTCAATTTTGTCAATAGGTCTATTACCGACAAACACATATGTGTAATTATTAAATCCTTTAAATTTACTATTTTCCTCAAACAATTCTACCAAATCTTGGTCATGAACAAAAATAAATGTTTTTAATGTTTTATCGGTAATTGTAATATCAACTGGTAATACATCTTCAAATTTTTTGGCAAATTCAACTCTGTTTGCCTCCCATTGTTCGTTTGTTTGACCAATGGATAGGTGGGTTACACGAATATCAGTACAAACACCAACTTTAACACCTTCAAGATGATTTTGGAATGAGAATGTTACATCATAAAAATGAAAACCTTTTACAGTTTCATCAAAATTCTTTTTAATTCTTTGTTTATGTAATGCAAAAAATAAACCATCAACCATTAACGTTGATTCAAGTTTATTTCCAATGTCTTTTGAATATTTTGATTCCCATTTTTTACCTTCATTTTCGTGGTTTACAATACCATACATTGTTGGTTGTACTTCCCACCACATACCAGACTTTGGCATGTATTTGGAACCGGCTAAACCAATGATTCCATATTCAGGGTTCTTTTCAAAATGGGATTTAATTTTATATGCCCAACCATGTGTATCAAATTTTAAATCATCATGACATAAAACAACAATATCATTTTCTGATTGTTCTAAAATCTTATTATAAACTTCAGATAATGAATACTCACCATTATTTTCAATTGGAATAATCTGAACATTTTTACTTCCACAACTTTTTTCTAATTGTAAGATGTAATTTTCATCAATTTTTCTTGTACTATAACCTATTGTAATCATACTTATATCCCTGTACTACCAAATCCTTTATCCCCTCTGTCCTTACCTGAAATTTCAGAAACTTCAACAGGGTTTATCCATCTGCCATTTGCCACAGGACAAACACATGCCTGAGCAATTTTTTGACCTTTATCAACTTTAATTGTGTTTTGCGTTGAGTTATATAGGATTACTTTAACTTCACCGTCATATCCAGAATCAATTGTTCCTGGTGTGTTTAAAACAGTTAATCCTTGTTTTAATGCTAAACCACTCTTTGGTCTGATTTGAATTTCATAACCGTCTTTAATGTTAAACTTTAATCCTGTTCCAACCACCATTCTTGATAATGGAGGTATCATTGTTGATTCTGTTGAATGTAAATCAAATCCTGAATCTGTTGGGTAATTATAACTTGGTGACACAGCATCGGCATGACATTTAACAAATTTTAAATCTAATTTTGGTTCTTTTTCACTAAATGCTTTTTCTAATTCTTTTAAATTAACACCGTGAATTTCTTCAATTTCAAGTTCAGAAGTACCATCCATTTCATTTTGAAGTTGTTTCAAGATATTAGATAATTCTTGTTGCAACAAGTCCATTTCATCGTTTTCGTTATTCATATTATTGTAGTTCTTTAAATTTTTTAATTATATCAATCAATACCATTACATCTCTTTCACAATATTCAACAATCAAGTCAAGTTGATTAAAATCGTAGTATGCTTCGTGTACTCGGTTACCCGTAACTTCACCTTCTTTTGGTGATTTAACACCCATGGCAGCACACATAAGTTCCAATGATGATAATGCAAAGTTATTACCCATTTTCCATACATCCATAGTATCAATTGCTTTGATTTCCCAAGGCTTTGTATCATAAGATGGTAATAGTGGTGATGGTTTAATTCCATTGATAACCATACGTTTATTTAACACAGGAATATCAAAGTTTTTAATGTTATGTCCACATAACCAAAAATCTAATTTGAATACTTTATTCAAAAGGGCGTTAATACCCAATAAGATTTCTTTTTCATCATCACCTGAGAAAGTTTGTGCGTGTGTTTTTCCATCAGGACCAACAAAGGCAAAACTTGCACAGACAATTTTTGAAAACTCAGGAACAAGTGCCGCTCGGTTTACAAAAACTTGTTGTGGGTCCAACCCTTGGTCTTCAGGAAATCTTTTCTGAAACCAATCAAAGTAATTGTTAAATTGTTTTGTGAGTGCTGGATGATTTTGTTCAAGACCATCGTAGTCTTTATGCAATCCAACAGTTTCAATGTCAAAAAATAATAGTTTAGTTAATGGTACCTGTATCATACTATAGATTTATAAAATTCTGCTCTTGTTTTAGTTACGACATTTAAGTCATACGTGTCTTTTACTGTTTCATACAACCTTTCACCTAAATCGTGAGCCCAATTTGGGTTGTCAATAAGTTTCTTAGCATATTTAAACCAATCACTATGATTTCTACTTTCGTCAACCAACAATGCGTTTCCGTCAACAAAGTTACCATTTTGTAATGAATGTTTCAAGTCAATTGTATATGGTCCTAAATTTGATGCAATTAATGCTTTCTTATAAAAACCTGCTTCAATAACTTTTAATTGTGATTTAACTCGGTTAAATATATGATTTTTAATCGGTGCCAAAGACACATCAAATTTTGTGTAATTTTTAGCATAACTTTGAACAGGTCTTGTCCATACACGATGGTAATATTCATCTGAAAATTTAGAATAATCTTCTTCTTTAAATTTTAATAAAAAATCTTTATAATCAGGACTGATTAACTTTCCATTATCTGTAAAGATATTTTCATATTTAAACCAAACAGTTTCTTCTGGTTTAATGTCTCTCTTAGTTTGTTCTTTTGTTTCAGAATTAATTTCTGTTACACTACCTCTAATGTCAAAACCACATAAATAAGTTTGTACTTTGTTTTTATATGGTTCCATTCTTTGAAACAATCCATCTAATAACATTAAATCATATAAGTGGGATGAACCACCTAACCAACCAAATCGTAATTTTTCTGATTTAATTGTTGGTTCACAAAACTGTGGTTCTTTTGGATTAATTGCATTTGGAAAAATAAAAACATTTTTATTGTATTTTTTAATTTCATCAGCAAAAAGTGTTGTTGTAGTTAATACATAATCAGCCACTTTAATGTTATCTACAATTTTTTCGTGAATTTTATTAACACGAATTAAATCGTGAATTGGGTGTTCTTTGGTTGGTAACCAATAATCATCCAAATCCATTACGGTTTTAATACCTCTTTGTTTTAGATAGTTAACAATGTTTGGTGTGTTTTCATAATTACCAGCAATTACCCTATGAAAATGAACAATTTGATAATCATCCCATACTGACGGGTTGTTGATATCTAAATCAAAAACAATATCAACATGAAAATCATCGGGATATAAATTTTGTAAAAAAATGTGGGGGTCAACAGAGCGGAATTTTCCGACACCTGTTCTGTCTGATGGTAAAACTAAAACTTTGATTTTTGACATAAGTAAACTTTTTCATAATAATAGAAAGTTTACTCAATAAATCAAAGTATTATTTCATCTTTTTAATTTTTGTTACAACACCTTCAAACACGTGTTGACCAACTCTAAAAGAAATTTGTTCTTTAGTTTTTGACGCACTTTCAACAACCATACCTTTTTCAGTCAAAACTTCAGTTATTGTATCTCTAATAATTGACTTTAATAGACTATAGTCAATACCAGAGGTATTTTGTCCTTGTTGATACTGTACTTGAGGTTGTCTTGGCACGTTTGATTCACTTACATTACCACGAGCATCTGTTTTCATTAATCTCGCTGCCGCTTCAACAACTTCATTAGATAATGTTGGACCACCCATATTGTTTGGTTTGTCAATAGGATGTTCAATCATCAATCTTTTAATTTCATCAGGTAATCTTGAATTTAAAATTCTGTCTTTAACGGGTAATTGAGATGTTTGTTGTGGTTGAACTTGTTTTTGTTCTTCCATATATTCTTGTGGAATATTATACATTGCTGGCGGTGTGTTAAATTGTTCTAACATCGGTGTTGATGGAATTCCACCACTGTTTCCAGCTCTTGGTGTTTTATTATGGGCATCCATAATTTTTTTAGCCACCACTAATTTTTGCATTAAATCGTTTTCTGAGTTCATATATTATGTTGTTGTGTTATCAAATTTTGCAATTAAGATAACTTGGGTCATACTTTTATCTCCATTAAAGTTATAGCCAGGTTGTGCCTGAGTAAAGTTTTCACGTGTAGGTTTTAACATAGTTATTTTATCAACACGAAATAATCTCCAAGATGGTAATGGTTGTTCACCTTTATAAGCGGTGTGAGACGCTCCCGTTCTATCCCATCCTCTAAGAACTAAATTACCCGCCTTTGAACGTCCTAACGCAACAGGTTCAATTTCACGTAATCCTCTTCCTCCTGGTTCATCACCTTCATAGTAAATGGAGCATACTTGTTTTTGTTCAATAGATTTTTTAATATCATCTATTGATGCCGCTTCAGTTATTAAAGATTTTAACGAACCAATTAATTTCATTATTCTACACCTTTTACGTTGTAAGGTTTGTCTGCTTGATAAGCATTAAATTTAATGTTCATCTTTCTTTCAAAAATGTCAATTGATGTTCCCGCACTTTCATTACGAGTGTCTGAAGTACCTATACCTCTTCCCATCGAATCTCCATCCGCAAGTGCGGCCGGATTAGTGGTGCCATATTCATTGCTTTGTTGAATAAAATCATTTTTTACAATGTTCTTTTTTCTTTCTATTTCCGCAATCGCAGTTAATCTATTAGCTGGTTGTGAAAAATCTAATGGTAATTTTTCCATAACTTTTATATTATTTTTTTCATAATGTTATTTATCCTTTTTAGGCTTTCGGTTACTTGTAAATCATATTTTTCAAGACTTGTTTTATTTGCTCCGTCTTTTGAAATATTAAGATTTACATTTGCATTTGGTGTTTGAACAAATTCTTTTTCCATACCAGTGTCTTGTCTGATATTTTTGGAAGTTGCTAGTGATTGTCTTGCACCTGATAATGATGAATTAACAAAATCTCTCATTTTACTTTCACCGTTTAAAATAAATGGTGCGTCTTGAGGTGTTCCTGTGTGATTATCAAAAAAGTTTTTTACTCTTTTTAATTCAGGATAAGAAATTGTTGTTGCCGTCTGTAATCTTCTGTTACGATTATATCCTTCAGTATTTGCATCAGCGTTTTTGACCTTAGCAAAACATACTCTCATATGATTCTGCAAATCTTTTGGAAAATCCCAACTCTTATCATAAAGTTCTTTATTCATTTTTTAGTAACTTTAAAATATCAGAATTACTTAACCCTTCTTTTTCCGCCATTTTTTTAAGAGTTCTTAAATTCTTAATTAATAATTTTGATGCGTTTATTTCTTTATTTTGAACGTCAGTATCTTTTGATTTTTTTGTTACCATATCCTCAAGAACTTTAATCATTTTTTCTTTTTGGACTTCTTCTAATCTTTTTCTTGTAAAAGAACCTGGTAATTTTTTCTTTTCTAATTTTGGGTCATAACCCATTTCTTTAGCTCTACCTTTTGGGTCCTCAACACCTAATTCTTTAAATGTTTCAATCGCTTCTTTGGCATCTTCACCTTCTAATTCAGTTTCTTCAAAACCAAAGGCTCCACGAGCATCAATTTCTCTAACAACACTTTCACCATAGTAAACTCTATATCCACGTAATAATGGGTTTGTTGCTTGTCTAGCGGCAAACACAGTTTGGTCCATAGTTTTTGTTGGTGATAAAGTAGGGTCATGAATTGGAACTTTTGAATTTGAAAAACTACCATCGTAATCAACAAGTTCTTCAATTTCACCTTTTTCAGATGAAATTTTATCCATAATTCTTTTAATATCTTTTTTTGAAAATTTTTTCTTTGACTTTGTTAATTTTTCAATAACTAATTTTAGTTTAGTTTCATTAATTAAAGGTATTTTAACAATTTCATCCATTGTTCTGGCTTCTGTAATTGTATTACCAACAGAATAGTAGACATCAATAGAATCTTTTCTTTTCTTTAAGAAAAAATACATGTCATTGTTATAATATTCACGACCAAATTCAACCATAATGATTTTTTATACTATAAATACTACAATAAAAGTATTTATGTCATATGGCTTATCAGAACATTAACCAATATGTCTATAAAAAATGGTATTTATCACCATTTTTGGAGGTTACAGACCTTTCTTTAGCATCAGATGAACGAGATTATAACGAAGAAGTTATTTTTTCACCATATATTATTGGCGCATATAATGGTGACGTGTTACCAGTTAAGTTTGATATTAATTTTACAGGAAGTAATCAAAATTTTTCATTAACATATGGAAATTATGACTTTGATAACATTTTAATTTCTGAAAACTACTACAACCCAAATGATGTTCTAATTGATTGTTATTCTTCAAAAACAATTTGTGATATTGGATTAACAGGAACTGACAACGGATTGGTAACCGGAATGACAGGTCAATCAATAACTTATACTAATGGCTTACTACCTGCTAATGAAAAATTTGATAGGTATAAATTTGATAGAAGATTAAAATTACATCAAGTTACTGGTTATACTTGGACTCCAAACACAAGATTTTCGGGTGTAACCGCAGGAACGATTTATAATGTTGTGTCATATAGTGCACAAACTATTGGAAATTACCAAGAATTATATGGTGGTTTTTATCAAGGATTTTATGAATTGTTCGGATACGATTATAAAATTTTACCTGAAAGATATCCAAAAGGATGGACGGTAGAGATGACTTTAAAGCCAAGATTATCAAATGTCTATTCTCCAAGTTCAGGACAAACCACATTAAATGAATATTACCCAAATAATGCTGGTATATTCTTTTACATGGGTACAAGAGCCGAAAATAAGTATTGGCACCACGCAGCCGGAACAAATTCAGGTGACCCATCTTATTACAGAATTACAACACCGTTGACTGGATTAACAAGTTGTTTTTGTGTTGATTTATATTCGGGATATACAACTTCATCAACAACAATTTTTGATTTAACAACAACAGGTAGAACATTAACTGTTTCTCCAAATTTATTATGGGTTTCGGGTGATACGGCATTAATTTATCATGACGACGCTCAATATCTTGAGGGAACTGTTGTTGGATACACAGCATCAACCGGAGATTTTAAATTTGTAACAACAAAACGAGTTGGATTGGGAACCATTAAATTTTCAATAATAACCAAGCCGGGTTATTTGCAATATAATGATTCTAATTGTATATTAGTATATCCACCAACAGGAACTACAGATTCACATACTCAAGTAGACCTTTGTTGTTGTCCCGAACCACCAGTTCCAATTCCTGAACATAATCCTGAATATGATTCAATGTCTAATGCAATTGCAATCAAATTTAGTGGTGACCCACACAATCCAAAAATTTGTATAAGAACTTTAACCATAACAGGTGATTGTATTTACACAGGTTCTTGTGAAACTTTAGGTCCTGGTTCAGTAACTGGTTATTCAATAAATAACTATTGTACCAATAGAGGAATTTATGATAATTGTAGTGGAACAACATATGACGAACAAGAACATTGGGTTTTAGTGGATGTAGTCTTTGAACGATATACATGGTTAGATACGTGCGATTTGTTTTATCGTGGTGGTCTTGGGACAATCACTATCTTCCCATATACTGCCAGTACCGTAAATAATTCAGTTTCATTAATATCACCACCAATAACACATTATGAATTAATTCCAACAATAGAAGAACTTGTTGAGTTAAACAATCTTTGGATTTTAGAAAAAATATACCGTAGAGGTAGAATGAAAATTTACATTAATGGTATAATATTTTATGTATTTGAAGATGTTGAAGAAATCATACCTCGTGGTTTATTTGGACACAAAGAAAATCAAGTTGGAGTACCATTTAATATTTCTTGGGGTGGTGGAACACAAGGATTACATGAAAATTTAATTTTTAGCGCGGTACCAACAAACGACATTAATTACTACACACAAGACCCTGAATTGTTCCCACCAAATATTTTGAGTGGAACAACATTAAGTGGCCTTACAACCAATATATTAATAGAACAAAATTTTGCCGGTACTTTTGATGGTGCAATATCCAAATTTAATATGTATGCAAAACCATTATCGGTTCCTGAAATTCAACACAACGCCAGAATTTTAAGACCAATTTATAATTTTTTAAATCCATATTGTTTAAATTGTGATTTCCCTACACCTACACCTACAATAACACCTACACATACACCCACAAACACACCTACGTCATCAGTAACACCAACAAACACTGAAACTCCTACAGTAACACCAACTTTAACTCTAACACCAACAAAAACGGTTACACCAACCGCAACAACTGGATTAACTCCAACCGCAACTGCAACACAAACATTAACACCAACGGTAACATCTACTCAGACATTAACACCAACGGTAACACCAACGGTAACATCTACTCAGACACCGACCAACACTATAAATTTAACACGTACACCAACTAATACTAAAACACCTACGACAACGCCTACTAACACTAAAACACCTACGACAACGCCTACTAACACACAAACTAACACACAAACTAAAACACCAACACCAACTAATACACAAACTAAAACACCAACACCAAGTGTTACATCAACTAAAACACCAACACCAAGTGTTACATCAACACCAGGATATACAGGATGTGAATATTATCAATTAATAAATGAATCTGATAGAGGAAACGTTATTTATTCTTATACGGATTGTTATGGTACTTTAATTGTTGGAAACATTTTACCACCAAATCCTGATGTTTATTTATGTGCAACCAAAAATAGTATTGTAAGAACTGGTGGTGTTAATTCTTTGGTTATTGTTGATTTAGGTATGTGTCCATCGGCAACTCCAACTCCAACTATTACGCCGACAGTTACACCAACAACAAGTGTTACACCAACTAATACACCGACTAATACTGAAACTCCTACTAATACGCCAACACAAACACCTACTAACACTGAAACACCTACTAATACACCAACATCTACACCGACTAATACTGAAACTCCTACTAATACGCCAACACCTACAGAAACTCCAACTAATACTCCAACTAATACTATAACTCCAACACTTACAAATACAGAAACTCCGACTCAGACACCAACTCCGACTCAGACTGTAACTCCAACACTTACAAATACTGAAACACCCACACCTACAATAACACAAACACCAACAATAACACAAACACCAACAAATACTGAAACGCCTACTCCTACAATAACACAAACACCAACAGTAACAGTTACACCAACTAATACAACAACACCAACACCAACACCAACACCAACCTCAACACCTGAGGTTCCAGTAACCGCTAATCTTGTTTTATATTATGACCCAAGTAATTTATCAAGTTACCCTGGTACTGGTACAACAATTAATGATTTATCAGGAAATGAATTAAATGGTTCAATGTCCAATATCACATATACATCACCATACTTCACATATAATGGAGCCTCATCTCAAGTTAGTGTTGCGGATAATCCCTTATTAGAACCAGGAAGTGGGAACTGGACTATGGAAGTATGGGTTAATCAAGCAGTGTTAGGTAACGATGTTGTTCTTGGAAAGTTTGATAATGGAGGTCTATCCCAAGATGTAAGTTATAGTATTAGAACAACTAACACCACATATTATGCTCAATTAGGTTCAGGTAGTGGTACTGGTTCATCATTATTTGTTGATAGTACCTTCTACACTGGAACAACTAACACATGGTACCAAATAGTTTATGTGTTTACCAATGTTGCCGCCAATACACTTCAAACATTTGTAAATGGTGTAAGTATAGGAAGTGTGGGTCATAGTTTGGCAAGTATATTAAACTCAACTAACCCACTTTACATTGGTAGTTACAATGGTGGAGAGTTTTCTCAATGGTTTGATGGAAAAATTGGTATAACTCGTTTATACAACGCAGCACTTACCTCAGCACAAGTATTACAAAACTTTAACGCCGATAAATCAAAATATGGATTATAATATTATTTCCTATTAACTTTTTCAAATCCTTTAATATTTTTATGAAAAAATATATTCATGAAAATATTTGTTCAAATTGCCGCTTATCGTGACCCCCAACTTATCGCTACTATCAAAAGTATGATAGAAAATGCTAAAAGACCTAAAAACTTAAGAATTGGTATTGCAAGACAATTTCATCCTGATGATAAATTTGATGATTTGTCAGAGTACGAAAAAGATAAAAGATTTAGAATCCTTAACATTCCATATTTGGAATCAAAGGGTGTTTGTTGGGCAAGACACCAAGTCCAACAAGTGTATCAAGATGAAGAATATACACTTCAAATTGACTCACACATGAGATTCGCACCCAATTGGGACGATGAAATGATTAAGATGATTAAACAACTCCAAAAGAAAGGTCATGAAAAACCATTACTTACAGGATATGTTTCATCATTTGACCCCGACAATGACCCAGCAGGGAGAATGCAAGAACCATGGAGAATGGCGTTTGACAGATTTATTCCCGAAGGTGCGGTATTCTTCCTACCTGAGACAATTCCAGGTTGGCAGAGCTTAACAGAACCTGTTACATCTCGTTTCTATTCAGCTCACTACTGTTTTACATTAGGACAATTCTCAAAAGAAGTACAACACAATCCTGAATACTATTTCCACGGTGAAGAAATATCAATTGCTGCTCGTGCTTACACTTGGGGTTATGATTTATTCCACCCACATAAAGTTTTAATTTGGCACGAATATACTCGTAAAGGTAGAACAAAACAGTGGGATGATGATAAAGAGTGGGGAAATAAAAATAGTCATTCACATTTTACCAATAGAAAATTGTTTGGTATGGATGGTGAACAACAAGAAGGACATGATGGACCTTATGGTTTTGGACCCGTTAGGACATTAAGAGATTATGAAAAATATTCAGGTCTTTTATTTGAAAAAAGAGCGGTTCAACAACATACGTTAGATAAGAATTACCCACCAAACCCATATAATTTTGAATCTGAGGAAGAGTGGAAGAAAAACTTTGCTCAAGTATTTAAACATTGTATTGATATTGGATTCTCACAAGTCCCTGAAAAAGATTATGATTTTTGGGTTGTTGCTTTCCACGGTGAAAATGATGAGACATTGAACAGAAAAGATGCTGACAAAGATGAAATCAATAGAATGATGAATGACCCAGATGGTTACTGTAAGGTATGGAGAGAATTCCAAACAGAACATAAACCTAAGTATTGGGTTGTTTGGCCACACTCAATATCTAAAGATTGGTGTGAAAGAATAACAGGTAATTTATAATACTTATTTATATGACAAAAACAATAAAATTAATTGACGGTAACTTTGACGGTGTGTCAGGGATATCTTTAAATTTACCAAGTCCTGTAGAATGGTCAAGGACAACAACCGAGTATGATATTGCAATATACACCGACAGTATGGCATTTTCACAAGAAATAAATCCCGAAAAAATTAATTGTGTTTGGTTATTAGAACCACCCATTATTAATGGTGACCATCAAGGAAAGGCTGTTAGAGACTACAAAAATTTTAAATATATTTTTAGTTTCATAAAAGATTTAAACGACAGAATTGATAATTTTGTTTACATACCAGCTGGTGGAACATGGATGAGAGAAGAGGATATGGGTATTCACGAAAAATTAAAATCTATTAGCACAATTTTTTCATGGAAAACTTGGAATCATGGTCATAGATTAAGACACTCAATCTATAATATGTTTAAAGATAGTGGTAAAATTGATTTTTATGGTAGTGGTTGTGATAAACCTATTGATTTAAAAGTTGATGGTCTAAAAGACTATAGATTTTCAGTTGTAATTGAAAATTCAATTGAGTCGGATTATTTTACTGAAAAACTATTAGATTGTTTCTTGACAGGTACCATTCCAATTTATTGGGGTACAAAAAACATTGAAAATTATTTTGATACTAATGGTGTTATTTTCATCAACGATGAAAATGAATTATCAACAATTATTGATACTTTAGATGTGGAATTGTATAACTCTAAAATAAATTCAATCCAAAGTAATTTTGAATCTGCTAAAAAATATATTTACCCTGAAAAAATAATTGAAACTTATTTAAATGAAAATGTATAATAATATTTTAGTTACCGCGACCAATAGTCCCTACTATAGTTCTCTTTTAACATTGATAAGTAATGTACATAAAGATAGTTTGGAAGTTGTTGATAGAATTTTTGTTTTTAACTTGGGATTGGAAGAAAATGAAATTAATTATTTAAACACATTAAAAAATGTTGAAGTTTTAAATTTCCCATCAAACGCAACAGAATTACATTCAAAATTTTTGGAACCAAAATCTTACATCTATAAAATTTACTGTATGAAAAATGCAAGTAGTTTGGGACATAATGTTTTATGGTTGGACTCAGGAGCATGTCCTTTGAAATCAATTAAAGAAATCTATGATAAGATTGAAAACGAAGAAATATTTTTAGTTGGTGATGTTCACATAAATAGAAATTTTACACACTCAGAATGTGTTGAATGTGTTTCTGCTACAGAAAGCGAACTTAGTGATAACCAACTTTGGGCTGGATTGGTTGGATATAAATCTAATGGAAAATATCAACAATTATTTGATGATGCGTATGCGTTTTCGTTAATTGAAGGTTGTTTAGATGGAAATCAAGAAAATCATCGTCATGACCAAAGTATTTTGTCTATATTGGCTTCAAGATATGGTTGTTCAAAACAAGAAATTGACATATACGGATATTGGACGGATTCAAGTAGAAACTTGGAAGGTGCAAAATCTATTGGTTCTGTAATTTTTGCACATAGACGAGGATATGATGATAAATCAAATTTAATGTTTAAAGATTAAAACAAGTGAATGTTATTTCAACAAATATACACGGAGGTCTTGGTAATACAATGTTTCAAATCGCTACAGGGTATTCTACCTCAATAGACGAAGACTCAGATTTTATTGTTGATGAAACTAAACATTATAATGGACACAACCCATTAAGCTCATATAAAAACACAATATTTCAAAAAGTAAAATTTTCAAATACAGAAGTACCGTATGAAGTTTATAATGTGGGTAGTTTTCATTACTGTGAAATACCTAAGTTTGATAGAAGTATAAAATTATCAGGTTTTTTTCAAAGTGATAAATATTTTAAAAAAAACCGAGAAGGAATTTTATCTTTGTTTGAACCAAATGATGAAATTAAAAATAAATTACAATCTATATACGGAGAAATATTAAAAAATAAAACTTGTTCTATACATGTAAGACGAGGTGATTATCTTCATTTAGAAAATTACCATCCAGTTTTATCACATGATTACTATCAAAAATCATATGAAATAATTGGTTCTGAATCAGTTTATTTAATATTTTCAGATGATATTGAATATTGTAAAACACAGTTTGAATATATTAAAAACAAAGTTTTTATTACCGATTTATCCGACTATGAAGAATTGTATTTGATGTCATTCTGTAATAATAATATTATTGCAAATAGTAGTTTTAGTTGGTGGGGTGCATGGTTAAATAAAAAAGAAAATATTGTAATATCACCAAAAAAATGGTTTGGTCCGACATTACATTCATACATTACAGATGACCTTTATCCAGAAAATTGGGTTATCATATAAACATAAAAAAAATAAAAAAATGAATTACGAAGATTTACAAGAATGGTTTAAAATTGGTGGTGACGACACATTAAGAGTTAATTACCCCCTAAACGAAAATTCAATTGTGTTTGACTTAGGTGGATATCACGGAAGTTGGACTCAAAAAATTTACGATAAATATCAATGTTATGTACATGTTTTTGAACCTATACCTGAGTTATATAATAATTTGGTAGAAAAATTTAAAGATAAAGAAAAAATAAAAGTTTATAATTTTGGAATTTCAGACGAAGATAAATCAATTGAGATTGCATTGTTAAACGATGGAAGTTCTTTTTATATTAACGCTGAAAATAAAATATTGGCCAAAGTTGTTTCATTTGTTAAATTTTTAAATGAAAATAACATAGACAACATTGATTTAATAAAGATTAATATTGAGGGTGATGAATTTCCAGTATTAAAGAGTTTAATTGATAATGATGTTATACATATGTTTAAAAACATACAGGTACAATTTCATCAGTTTATACCAGATTCTGTAAATTTAAGAAATTGGATAAGAGAAAAATTAACTTTAACACACAAATTAACTTATGATTATGAGTTTGTGTGGGAAAATTGGGAAAAAATATAAAGATATGAAATTAAATGAAATACCAAAATTTGTTCTAAATTTAGAAAAACGTATTGACAGATTAGAACACATCCAAAAAGAAATGTCATACATTGGGTGGGATTATGAATTATTCAAAGCTGTTGATACAGGTAGTCATTTAGGATGCACGTTATCTCATATTGCAATCATAGATATTGCAATTGAAAGAGATTATGAATATGTTATGGTTATAGAAGATGATTGTTCATTTATGCCATACGCAAAATCATTTATTGAAAAATTGGACATTGAGTTAGAAAATACTGAATTTGGTATTTTAAATTTATCCCCAACACATAATAGACCTGTTGATGTTAGTAAAAACCATAAATTGTTAATTGATATTACTAATTTTCCACCTAAAGAAGAAAGACATAGGGGTGTATTTGCAACAAATATGATGGTATATCATAAATCAATATTTAATGATGTTAAACAAATTGTGACCGATAATTTACAAGGTTATTATGCAATTGATGAGTACATTTATAATAACATAACAACAAAAAAACAAAGTTACTGTCCAATATTACCAATAGCACCACAAAAAAGTGATTTTTCAGATGTCACACAAGGGTCTTATAGTAATTTTTATATACAAACTTATAATTGGAATGGGTATTCTCCATATAAAATTTCTGGCGAATTTTTAGATTACGAACGTAATCAAATAACTAAACAAAACAACGAACATAAAGAATTTATATATGAAAACTAAAATTATTACAGCAATTTATTCTAATTTATATGGAACTGAATTAGGTGGGAGAAATGGTAGACAGGGTCATTATTTTTGGAGCTTACTATCATTATTAAAAATGACAGACGCAGATTTTATATGTTACACATCTGATGATGAGTACGATAAATTAGTTGATTTTTTCTATGTTGAAAACAATATAAATCCTGAAAAAATTAAATTTGTTAAATTTGATTTAAAACAAAATGAATTTTCTGATTTGATTGGTCAATACAAAGACTATGAAGGAACTAAAAGAGGGGATAGATGTATTGAGATTCAGTATATGAAGTTCATATGGTTATCAATGGAGGATATGTCCTATGACAATTATTATTGGATAGATGCTGGTTTGTCACATTGTGGTTTAATACCAAACAGATATTTGGCAAAAACAGGTATTCATAATAGTCAATATTATGAAAGTTCTTTATTTAATAATACATTTTTGAACAATTTAATTTCTAAAAGTGGTGATAAAATTATCATTGTTTCAAAAGAAAACTCAAGAAATTTTTGGTCAGGTACTGTCAATGAATTACATTTTAATGAATATGATAATTCTAGACACATCATCGGTGGTTTTTTTGGTGGAAAAAAAGAATTATTAAACGAGATAATCACACTCTTCAAAAAATATGTTTATCAAGTTACTGAACATGATAAAAGACTATATCACGAAGAAGACATAATGACATTAATGTATAGAAACCACCCTGATTTATTTGTAACATTAGAATTTGATATTTGGTGGCATGAAGATGAAAGAGTTGGAGGTACAGATATGGCAGAACATACAAGGTTAAATAAAAGTTTTTATAAAATACTTGAAGAGTTAAATTAAATGAATCTTGTATCGTATAAAGAAATAATTGATAAAATTAATTTATTTCCTGTTGACTCAAATCAACGAGAAATAAATGTCTATGAATTAAAAAATGTAATCCCAACTGGAGAATCCTTATTTTATCCAAACATTTTTTTTATTTCAAATGAAACAAATCAAATAGTTAATCCTATTCAAGAAACCACAATGTCTTTGAAAGGAATTTCAAAAGATATTAAATTTGATGAGGAAAAAACAACTAAAAATTTTGAGTCAGAAAGTTTATTCTACTTTATTTATAATACCGATAATTATTTTCATTTTGTTTATGACACATTACCATATTTGATAAGTTTTATGGAAATGAAGAAAACAAAACCAAATTTAAAACTATTAATGAATTATCCAAATCCCAATAAAAAAGAACATTATAGATTTGTTTCTGAGTTTTTAGATATACTGGGAATTACAGATAATGATATTAAAATAATAGATGAAAATACTGAGTACTCATCAATTTTAGTATCAACATCATATACACACGATTTTGATTCTAATTTACCCCCAAGAAATGAAATTTATGATTTATATCGTAAAATTGTTAAGAGAGTGAGTAAAGATACTAATCAAGAAAATTTACCTAAGAAAGTTTATATTTCACGAAGAAGTTGGTTACATGGTGATTTTAGTAATATAGGTACAAACTACACAACTAAACGTAAATTAGTCAACGAAGATTCTTTGGTTAATTTTTTAATTGAAAATGGTTTTACAGAGGTATTCACAGAAAACATGACAACTACGGAAAAAATACTTTTATTTGCCAATGTTGAAGAAGTTGTTGGTGCAATAGGTGGTGGTATTTGTAATGTTTTATTTTCCAAAAAAAGTTGTAATTTAACAGCCATCATATCTCCATTTTTTTTAGATATAAATAAACGTTTTTTATATTCATTAAATAAAGTTAATTTAAACTTATTTGATAACACATCACACACAGAAAATGGTGAGTTTAAAACATACATGAGAGTGAAGGTTGATAATATTGTCGGGGAGATAACCCAAGTGGAAAATGATTGTCTAACTATTTCATATAGTGATACTATGTTAACCGCTTGGAATAATGATACCAAATATTTGAGTAAACAAGTTAATCCAAAAGATTGTATTAAATTAGATGGTGGATTAAATTCACCATGGGAAATAAATTTAGATAGTTTTAAAACTAATTTTTAATAGTAAAACGATGAAGGTTGCGTTATTAATTTCAGGTTATCTTAGAAATTACCAAGAAAATATTAATTTTATTAAAGAAGAAATTATTAATAACTTTGTAAACGTTGATGTTTATCTTCACATAACTAATAATGAAAATTTAGAGGATAAATATTTTAATCAAATTAGTGAATCTGATTTAAATCATATCAAAAATCTTTTAAATCCTATTACAACCCTTGTTGAAGATAATATCTTTTACGATGAGAATAAAAAAATTAACAATGTAATAAATCATTGGTCAAAACTTTATAAGTTAAATGAAATAAGAAAAATAAATGAGGATTTGTCGGGAAAAGAATATGATTTAGTAATACGACTTAGACCTGATTTATTAATTAAGTCTACCAATTTTTTTAATTTTGAAAAGGATTCTTTGTTTATTCCTGAAGATAGTAAAATAGACAAATTAAAGTTAGAAACCCCAACGGACAATTACATTTGTGATGCGTTTGCTTTTGGAAGTTCCAAAATAATGAACAATTATTTTAACATTTATAACAACATTCAGAATTTAATTAGTTTATACGGTACTTGTCCTGAAACATTACTTTATGAATATTTGAATTCAAATAAAATTAACTATACGTTGTTTGATTTAGATTATAGTTTTATTTTATCAAAATGTAATGTTTTTGCCATTTGTGGTGACTCTGGTTCGGGAAAATCCACATTAAGTAATTTATTAAAAATTTCTTTTACGGATTCCTTTTTGTTAGAATGTGATAGATATCACAAATGGGAAAGAACAAATAACAATTGGAAAACTTACACTCATTTAAATCCAAATGCAAATCATATTACAAAAATGAGTGAGGATATTTTCAATTTAAAAGTTGGAAATGAAATTTACCAAGTTGATTATGACCATTCAACCGGAAAATTTACAGAAAAAAAACCAATTTCACCATCAAACAATTTAATTGTCTGTGGACTTCATAGTTTATTTAATCAATCTGAAAACAATCTTTATGATTTAAAAATTTATATGGATACTGATGATTTATTAAAAAAGAAGTGGAAAATATCACGTGATGTTAAAGAGAGAGGATATACTCCTGACCAAGTTTTATCTAATATAAAAAATAGAGAATCTGATTTTGAACAATTTATATTACCCCAAAAAGACAATGCCGATGTTATAATAAAATTTTTCACAATTGATGATATTGACTTACAAAATTTGAACGTTAATCCTAAATTAAGTTTAGAACTATTAATTGACAAATCATTTAATATTAAACATATATTAAAAAAATTATCCGACAATAAAATTGAATTTGATTTACAAGACGAAAATAGATTTAACAAGGTAACATTCTTAAATTATAAAAGATTAATCTTTTTTGATATAAATAAGAATTACACTTTTTATGACTATATATTATATTTTATATTGAATCTTAACTATAATGGTTAAAATAAGATATAATAATGAAAAAAATATTAGAACTATCTAAATCTGTATCAAAACATTGTGTCGGTTTTGAAGGAAATGTTTCCTCTAAGTATAAAAATGGCTTAATTATTAAAGCAAGTGGGACAAGATTAGAATCTCTCACAAAAAAAGATTTAGTCTTTTTTGATTTTAAAGGTAATCAATTAAATAATTTTAAAAAAAGAGGTAGTATGGAATTAAGTTTTCACACCTACCTATTAAGTTTTGATGACATTAATTATGTTTCTCACACACACCCATCAAATACTGTAAAAATTTTATGTAGTGAGTTAAGTAAAACATTTGCACAAAACAGATTATTTCCTGACCAAGTTATTTTTAATGGTACTAAATCTTGTTTTGTACCATATGCTAAACCTGGTGAAGAATTAACAAATGTTATTAAAGATTGTATTAATCTTTTTATTAAAGAAGAAAAATATTTTCCTAAATTAATATTACTACAAAATCATGGTATTATTTGTTGTGGAGAAACAATTCAAGAATGTATAATGTCTACAGATATTTGTGAAAAATCTGCCGAAATTTTTATTGGTAGTCACGTTTTAGGTAAGACACATTTTTTGAATGAAACTGAAGTTAATAACCTAATTACTGATAAAAAAGAAATTTATAGACAAAACCTTATTAAACAAAATGGAAATAAATAAAACAAGAGTCATTTATGTTGATATAGATGAAACAATCTGTGAAACACCAGAACCTAGAAACTACTACAACGCCAAACCCATCAAAGAAAATATTGATAAAATTAATAGATTATATGATGATGGGAATACAATTGTATATTGGACAGCTCGTGGTAGTCGTACACAAATAAATTGGTATGATTTAACAAAAAAACAACTTAATGAGTGGGGTGCTAAACACCACGAATTAAATGTTACAAAACCTTATTACGATTTATTCATTGATGATAAAACACTTAGAATTGAAGAAATATGAAATTAATTTCACATAGAGGTAATATGATTGGCCCTAATCCAAGTAGAGAAAATTCACCATCATATATTGATACCGCAATTTCTGCGGGTTATGATGTTGAGGTGGATATTAACTATTTAAACAATAAGTTTTTTTTAGGTCACGATACTCCTGATTATGAAATATCGGAAACTTGGATAGAAAAAAGAAAACATAAAATATGGTTTCATTGTAAAAATTTAAATGCAGCATCAAGATTGTGTGAATTACAGAAAAATTATGAAACACCATACATGTTTTTTTGTCATACATCAGATAATTTTGTGTTAACAAGCACTAACCATATTTGGGTTCATGATTTAGAACTTAACTTAAATGATAAATGTATAATTCCGTTATTAAGTGATACTGACCTTATATCTACCACAACAAAAAATGTATACGCAATTTGTACTGACTATATAAACATATCTAAATCTATTTATACTTAATATTATGATAAGTATTGTTACTGGAACACTTGAACGATTGGAATTTTTACCAGATTTAATTAAAAATACCGTTGATTCACACGAAAAATTAGAATTGGTATTAGTTGATGGAGGAGAATTAAATAATCCAACATCCACATATATAAAACAATTAAACCACCCAAGGATAAAGTTAATTGAAGTTGGTGGAAGAAGTAGTTATCCTGACTTTATGAAGTTAGGTATTGAACAGGCTACTCATGAATTAGTCTGTCAATGGAATGATGATGTTTTATTAGTTAATTCATGGGATGACGTAATTTCAGAAATTGAAGACGGATACGATTTTTATTTATTCAATTGGAAATATGGTCATAGAACTGACGTGTCAGACGATGATTGGATAACAGGTCGTTACCATGAAAATCAAAAGAATAAAGGGTGGTGTATTGTTGATGAATATGACACTATTGGTGAAATAACCATGAATTATGGAATTTATAGAAAAAACATTTTTAGAGAAATTGGTATGTATCACCCCGACTTTAAATATTATTATGCCGATTCAGATATGTCCATAAGAGCACATTTATTTGGTTATAAGCATAAGGCATTAACCCACATAAAGGTATGTAGTTTATGTCCTGAAAAAAAGGCCATTCATTATAATTCTGATTATTCAACTTGGGTTAATTTACACAATGAATACAAAAATAAATTTTTAAATGATAGACACACATTTTTAACATGAAACGAGTAATATCTTTTTGTTTGTATAAAGCACCCTTAGATTGGGAAAGAGTTATGGAAACAAATCACAACAAATACATTAGTGGATTGTATCAAAACATTAATTTAATTCAAAAGTACTATCCAAATTGGCACATTTACTTATATCATAACGAGTTATTTGATATTTCTGAAATTCAAAAAAATATTGATTATGATAAACTTGAATTCAAGTTAATTACAAATCCTTTAATAAGTGCCATGCAATGGAGATTTTTACCAAATGATGATGAAGATGTTGAGTTATTTATTGTTCGTGATATTGATTCTAGAATTACTGAAAGAGAAAAAGTGTCTGTTGATGAGTGGGTTGAAAGTGAAAAAATACTACACATAATGAGAGACCATCCACACCACGGATACCATATTTTAGGTGGGATGTGGGGTATGAGAAGACAACCAAATTTTAATATGGAAAGTTCCTGCATAGAATACAATACATCTAAAAATTATAGGGTAGATGTTGATTGGTATGAAAAATGGTGGGATATGCATTTTCTTAGAGACATTATTTACCCAAATTATATTGATAGTTCTTATGTGAATTCTTCATTTCACGCCATGGAACCATGGAGTAAACCATTTTCTTTAGAAAGAGATGATAGTAAATTTGTTGGTGAAATTTATTTAGATACAGATAAAAGAGATTATCATTATACTTTATTATGAAAATATTAGTTACAATTATTTCATCTGAAAAACACTTAGATTCTAGAATTAAAATTATTCAAGATACTTGGTTAAAAGATTTTGAAAATTATTTAATAATTTCAGATTATGATGATAAAGAAAATCATACCGTAAAAGTTACGGATAATAAAACTTATGAAAGTGCCCCTGAAAAAAATTTAAAATCTTTTGTTTATCTATTTGAAAACTGTAAAGATTTTGATTGGTTTATTAATGTTGATGACGATAGTTTTGTTAACTATAAAAATTTAATTGAACTGGTCAAAACACTTCCCACAGATGAAATTGTAAAAATAGGTCGTTTGAATGAGAATAGTGCTGGTTTTGGTATAAACTATCATTCAGGTGGTGCTGGAACATTATTTAATTTTAAAGCCTTAGAGATTCTAAAAAACGCATACCCTTCGGGTAAATACGGTTATTTCCGTGAAGAAAATGGGGATTATAATGCCAAACAAACACCATATGCAGATGCGAATGTTGGTATTTTTTGTTCGGACAATAATATTGAACAAATCAATAGTTCATTATTCAATCCAAGAGAACCCAAATATTGGAACTATACTAACGAAGAAATAAAAAAACAAATTACTTTTCATTATATTTTTGGTGATGAGTACTATAAACTATATGATATAATACACGAAAATGACTGAATTAATTGAGTTGCATGAAGCAACATGTAGAAACTCAACCTACAAACAAGGGTTGATTGATTTAATAAACGATTTAGACAATAAAATTACAAACATGGTTGAAGTTGGTTCCTACCAAGGTGAATCAACAATCATTTTTGCGGATAATATAAATGGACTACAGGAGTTACATGCAATTGACCCATGGTCCAATGGATACGCACCAGGTGATGCTTGCTCAGATAAATACCCAATGAGCGTTGTTGAATCTAATTTTGATATTAGAACAAAAAATTTTAGTGTTATTAAAAAACATAAAACAACTTCTAAGGAATTTGTTAAAGAAATTGCCGATGGTTCATTAGATTTTGTATATATTGATGGTGACCATTCGTATAATTCTTGTAAAGAAGATATTAATATGTGGCTACCCAAAATAAAACAAGGCGGTATTATTGCAGGTCACGATTATTTAGAAGCATGTTTTATGGGTGTTGTAAATGCGGTTAATGAAACTTTTGGTAAACCCGACAAAACATATAATGACACTAGCTGGTTAAAATTTTTATAAAATGAATAATACAGGAACAATTTTATTTCACCAAGGTTTTACAGATGTAATTAACTGTCTCCCATTGGTTAATATTCTTTCAAAGAAATTTAATAAAATTAATTTATTAATGAGAAACGATTTTAAGGAGATAATTGATTTTTACTTAAAATCTTTACCAAATGTGACCGCATGTTATGTTGATAAATCTCAAATTGATAATAATTTATCATCTCTTTTAAACGACTACCGTCACAATAATTCATTATTAATTTTTGGTATGTTTGATGGTTATAGAAATGATTCTTATCAAGGAGCATTTAGTAATAGAGACCATAATCTTTTTTTTGTTGAGAAATTTTATAAATCATATGGGATTGATTACTCTGAAAGAGTGTCAATGTTTGAGTTTGATAGAGATTTAAACTTAGAAGAATCTACATATTCAAAATTTGTTGCGGAACATGGTAATGATTATGTGTTATACCATGGATTAAATGATAGTATTATTTCAAGTATTAGAGATAAACATCCTACAAGTAAATTAGTTGATTTAAATAAGTCAACAAACACTTTTTTTGACTATATTAAAATACTTCAAAACGCAAAAGATATTCATGTGTTGGATTCTGTATGGGGAGCGTTTTTATATCAAGTAGATAGTAAATATGAATTATTTAATCATATTACAATATCAACATATTGTTTACGTGGTTATAAAGAAATGTTTCTTAAACCAAAAACTTTAACAAATTGGCAAATTATTTAAATTAATATGAAAAAAATTTTAGTATTAGGTGGTGGTGGATTTATCGGTGGACACCTCGCAAAAAAATTAAAAGATGAGGGGTGTTGGGTCAGAATATGTGATGTAAAAAAACACGAATACTTTCAAGAAAATGAAATTTGTCATGAATTTGTACAGGGAGACTTAAAAGATATTAATGTTGTTAAAAACGTTTTACTTTCTCCTGACCAAAAAATTATAACAAAATTTGTTGATTTTGAAAATCATATTGATGAGGTAATTGGTGATTCATTTGATGAAGTTTATCAATTGGCGGCAGATATGGGTGGTGCGGCATACATTTTTACTGGTGAAAATGATGCAAACGTTATGCATAATTCATCTTTAATAAATTTAAATGTATTAAATGAGTCGGTTAAATACGATATAAAGAAAATATTCTATTCATCTTCTGCGTGTATGTATCCTGAACATAATCAATTAGACCCAAACAATCCAAACTGTGAAGAGTCTTCAGCCTATCCAGCAAATCCTGATTCAGAATATGGGTGGGAAAAATTATTTTCAGAAAGATTGTTTTTAGCTTATCATAGAAATTATAATCTAAATGTACGAATTGGTAGATTTCATAATGTTTTTGGTCCTATGGGTACTTGGAAAGGTGGTAAAGAAAAATCCCCTGCGGCTATGTGTAGAAAGGTTTCTGAATGTGAAGATAATGGTTCTATTGAAGTGTGGGGTGATGGTCAACAAACACGCTCGTTTTTATTTATAGATGAGTGTTTAGAGGCCGTAGAACGTTTGATGAATAGTGATTTTATGGAACCCGTAAATATAGGAAGTGAAGAGATGGTAACAATAAATCAATTAGCCCAAATGACAATTGATATATCTCAGAAAAATGTAAAAATAGACAATCTTTACGGTGATGAATTTTTAAATAAGTATGGATTTAAATGTCCATTAGGTGTGAAAGGTAGAAAATCGGATAATAAACTTTTTCGTAAAAAAATAGGATGGGAACCTTTCAAATTATTAATTGATGGTCTTAAAGAAACATATAACTGGGTTGACTATCAAGTAAAAAATAACACCAATTAATATGAATAAGAAAGCAACAATAATGCATCACCAAGGATTTGGTGATTTATTTACAAATAATTCATTATGTAATTACTATGCTAATTTGTACGATGAATTAATTATATTTGCATTAGACGAATCAAGAAGGATTGTTATTGAAGAAATGTATAAACACAAACCAAATATAAAATGTGTTATACCTAAATTAATTAACCAAAACATATACAATAGTTCTTGTTTGATTTGTATGCAATCAGACCATTATTCTTGTAGATATGATACAAAGTATGATACACACAAATTTGTTGATTATTCAGAGTGGAGTGATTATGACAATATTAAAGTTGGTTGTTTTAAAGAAGATTATGAGTTATGGAAATCATTTTTAGGAAAAAATATAAATAACAACATTTCTTTTTCACATTCTTTTTATTTGTTTGAAAATCTTGATTTAAAAGTTAGAGAAACTGAATTTTCTGTTTACAGAGATGACGATAGTGAAAATAAAAAATATGAATTGTTACCTGAAAAAGATTACATTGTATTACATGATGATAGTCAAAGAGGGATAAATATTGATAAGTCTAAATTACCTAATGACATTTATGTCCACCAATTAAACGATGGTTCAAAAACTATGGTTGACCAAATTAAAATTTTAGAAAACGCAAAAGAAATTCATTTTATTGATTCAAGTTATTCAGTTTTGATTTATTTTTTATCTTTAACTAACGAAAAAATAAAACAAATCCCAAAGTATTTTCATTATTATGCTAACCAAAGAGAAGGTTACACAATTTATGAAAATCCTATACCCGAAAATTGGCAAATACTTAAATAATTTATGAATAATAATACTTTAATATGGACTAACTCTCCACTATCTGGTTTGTGTGATAGACTTATTGATTTTTCTTTAATAGCAACATATGCTAAATTAAACAACTCAGATTTTAGTTCAAAATGGAAACCACTATATAGTAATCATGGGGATGGTAAATCTTACTATCACACAAAAGAAGATGATAACACAAGTTTAGACAATTTAAAATTAGATAATAGTGGTCACATCTGTAAATTTTTTAAAGATGTTAGATATTCTGACTATAAACATGAAAATTTTTTAAAATATTTTGAATTACCTGAAAACACATTTATTGAAAAAAATGAATCGGATTTATTAAATTTATCATATTTTGATGGGTATATTGGTGGAGTTGAATCACCAATAACGTTTTATCAAAAATACGTATTAAACGATAATTTAATTATGAGTTATTATTCCCCTTTTAAAACAAATAAATTGGGAATAGATTTGAAGTCATTTATTGAAACTTTTTATACTGTCTGTAATAGTTTTAAACCAACAAAAAAACTTATAGATGTTTCAAAAGTAGATATTATTCCTGATTTAACAGTACACTTAAGAAGAGAAGATAAAGTAAGATTGTCTAAATTAAATAACGAGGTAATTGATTATAGAGAATTAAATGATTTAAATGAATTAACTAAAATTGCTATTGATTCTTTTTTAGAAAAAAAACCAAACTCAAAAATTTTATTTTGTTCTGATGATGAGAAAGAAAAATTAAAATGGGAAAATATGTATAAGGATTATTATTTAAAAACCCCATCATTTGAATTTGATTTTGAACAAACATATTATGATATGTATTTGATGTCCATTTCAAAAAATGTTTTATTATCTCAAAGATATTCTGGTTTTTCTATGTTTTCATCCTTTATTAATAAAAACAATTTTGTATACCTTTTAGAAGATAGTCAAATTGTGTATACTAAGTGGTCGGAATTAGAAAATATCTATTACTATAAAGATTGGTTAAAATTACTTTAAAAAAATGAAAAAAAAATGTATACTATATGGCAATTGTCAGGCCATTATTTATGTTTATGAATTATTAAATAATTTACCTGAATTCAAAAAACATTATGATTTAATATCCTATGTGAATCATGATAGAGAACAAACAAAAAAATTAGTAAATATTGATGTTGATGAACTTAAAAACTGTGATGTTTTTATATACCAACCACTTGGAGAAAGTCACGGAGTTTATGGTACAGAGAATTTAAAATCAATGTTAAAAGACAGTTGTGTAAAAATTAGTTTTCCCTATGTATACAACTCATCATTTTATACCACTTATTGGGAAGACGCTTCGCCAAGATGGACACTTCAAACATTAATTAATTGTGGATGGAAAAATATAATGTCTTTGATTTTAGAAAAACGTAAAATTGATGAAATTATAAATTTGTATGACAATGGTTTAATTGATTTTTATTTTGAAGAAAGAATGAATGTTTGTATGGAATTATTGAAAGAGAAAGATGAAATTTGTGATATAAAAGTATCTGATTTTATATTAGAACATTATAAAGATAAGAGATTATTTGTCACACAAAATCATTTAACACCTTATTTCAATATATGGATAACTAATCAAATCTTAGAAAGATTAAATATTCCCCAAATACCAAACAAATATTCAGATACTAACATACTTGAGTCAAATTGTGTTTATGATAGTTATAATCTTAAATTTTATAATTTTTCACACGACACAAGCCAAATATTCAACAATAAAGAAACTAAAGATAAAATTATTAGTTTTTATAACCACTTTAAGGGAGCCAATTACAATATGAATGATTTAATTATAAATAAAATCATTGATGACCCCGAAAAATTCATTGATATGCCATTTTAATATGATTGATAATAATATTCAATTAATTATACCAATGTCAGGTATTGGTAAAAGGTTCATAGACGCTGGATATGAAAAAACCAAATCATTAATTGATGTTGATGGTTATCCTATAATAAAACATGTTGTTGATTTATTTCCTGGTGTAAAGGATGTTATTTTTATTTGTAATGATATTCATTTAAAACAAACAAATATGAGGAAAGTTCTTAATGATATTTCCCCAAATTGTAGAATATTTGAAGTTGCTAATAACACAAAGGGACCAATAAACGCAATTCATCAAATATTTGATTTTATTGATAATAACAAACAAACAATTGTGAGTTATTGTGATTATGGAACTTATTGGGATTTTGAAAATTTTATTAATTACGTAAATGATAAAAATCTTGATGGTGCAATTCCTTGTTATACAGGATTTCACCCACATATGTTAGGTAGTGACAATTATGCTTTCTGTAAAGAAAGTAATATGGAGCTTATTCAAATAAAAGAAAAAGAACCTTTTACTGACAACAAAATGAATGAATACGCATCAAATGGTACGTATTATTTTAAATCGGGTAATTTATTAAAAGAATATTCTCAAAAACTTATTGATTTAGACATTAATATAAATGGTGAATATTATGTAAGTTTACTTTATAACCTGTTAGTTAATGATGGTCTTAAAGTTGGTATATTTGAGATTGAAAACATGTTACAGTGGGGAACTCCTTATGATTTAGAGAATTATAAAGGTTGGTCAAAATACTTCTCAAATATTAATCTCCCACAAATAAAAATAAAAAACCCGCCAAACACCACCTTGATACTTCCTATGGCTGGTAAAGGTTCAAGATTTACTGAAGAAGGATATGATTTACCAAAACCACTTTTAGATGTTGATGGATTACCCATGATTTTACAAGCCGTTGATTGTTTACCTGAGTCAGACAATAATGTGTTTATTTGTTTACAAGACCATATTGACGATTTTGGTATTGATAAGACTTTAAAAAATCATTTTTTAAATACAGAGGTTATATCAATTAATGAAACCACTGAAGGTCAGGCATGTACTTGTGAAATAGGTATTGAAGAAACAAATATAAACTTAGAAAACCCCATTTTAATTTCCGCTTGTGATAATGGTGTTTTTTATGATAGAAAAAAATATTTAGAACTTTTAAATGATGAATCTATTGATGTAATAGTTTGGACTTTTAGAAATAATCAAGCCAGTAAAACTAATCCGAACGCATATGCGTGGTTAGATGTTGATGAGAATGATAACATAAAACATGTTTCTTGTAAAAAATTTATTTATGAAAACCCTTTAATCACTCACGCAATAATTGGTACAATGTTTTTCAGGAAGGGAACATATTTTATGGAGGGATTACAGAAAAATTATAATGAAAACATAAGAACAAATGGTGAATTTTATGTTGATGATGTTTTAAATCAAAATATTAAAGATGGTTTAAAAGTTAAAGTTTTTGAGGTTGAAAATTACATCTGTTGGGGTACACCAAACGATTATAAAACCTACAATTATTGGAATAAATATTTTAAAAATATAAAAAATAAAAATGAGTAAAATAACATTAGTAACGGGACTTTGGAATATTAAACGTGATGAACTAGAAGAAGGTTGGTCACGTTCATTTCAACATTATTTGGATAAATTTGACCAACTATTAAAAGTTGATAATCCAATGATAATTTTTGGTGATTCTGATTTAGAATCATTTGTTTTTGAAAGACGAAACAAAGATAATACATTGTTTATATCTCGCAGTCAAGAATGGTTCAAAAATGAATTTTATGACAAAATACAAACAATCAGAACAAACCCCGAATGGTATAATCAGGCGGGTTGGTTATCACAATCAACACAAGCAAGATTAGATATGTATAATCCTTTGGTTATGTCAAAGGTATTTTTGTTAAATGACGCCAGAATTATGGACCCATTTAATTCAGACATGATGTTTTGGATTGATGCTGGTTTAACAAACACGGTTCACCCTGGTTATTTTACACATGATAAAGTCTTAGAGAAATTACCTAACCATATTAACAAATTTTCATTTGTTTGTTTCCCATATCAAGCTGAAAACGAAATACACGGATTTAACTTTAATCAACTTAATGGAATTGTTGGTGAAAAGGTGGAAATGGTTGCACGTGGTGGGTTCTTTGGTGGTCCAAAACACACAATAGGGGACATTAACGGGATTTATTACAATTTGTTATCATCTACGTTGTCTCGTGGACTTATGGGGACTGAGGAGTCAATATTTTCAATCATGTGTTATAAACATGCCGATTTAATTGACTACTTTGAAATTGAATCAAATGGTTTATTTGGGAAATTCTTTGAGGATTTAAAGAATGAAACATTAGAGAAAAACAACAAACAGGGATTTACACCAATTAATGATGATTTGAATACAGACAACACGGCATTATATGTTATAACATTTAATAGCCCAAAACAATTTAAAACATTAATTGAATCAATGATTCAATATGATAAAGATTTTTTAGATAAACCAAAAAAATATCTTTTGGATAATTCATCTGATTTATCAACTACCGAGGAATACTCGGTAATTTGTAATGAATTTGGTTTTGAACATATTAAGAAAGACAATTTAGGTATCTGTGGTGGTAGACAATGGATTTCAGAACATGCTGAAGAAAATGGATTTGATTTTCATTTCTTTTTTGAAGATGATATGTTCTTTTACCCAAATAAAGGTGAGGTATGTAGGAATGGATTTAATAGATATGTTCCAAATTTATACAAAAACACCTTAGAAATTACAAAAAACAATCACTTTGATTTTTTAAAGTTTAATTATAGCGAATTTTATGGTGATAATGGTATCCAATGGTCGTGGTACAATGTCCCACAAAACTTTAGATTAGAACACTGGCCTGAAAAACCCAATTTACCTGTTCATGGTCAAGACCCAAATGCTCCAAGAACAAAATTTAAACATGTGAGGACTCACAATGGTGTTCCATTTGTATCTGGTGAGATTTATTATTGTAACTGGCCACAAGTTGTGACCCGTCATGGTAATAAGAAAATGTTTTTAGAAACAACATGGGGACATCCATTTGAACAAACTTGGATGAGTTATATTTTCCAAGAAACAATCAAGGGAGAAATCAATCCAGGACTCTTACTTATGACACCTACTGAACATGATAGGTTTGATTTTTATGATGGTTCATTAAGAAAAGAATCTTAATGAGTATTTATATGTAATGGAATTTAATATTAAGAAAAACGCGACATTACCACTTTTAAAAATGCAAGTGGTAAGAGACGGTAGAAGTGAATACCAATCTTTTATGGATTCTTTAGGTAGTGCGTCAATTTTCTTTTCTATGATTGATGAAGCAACAGGAATACCAAAAATTGTTTCAAAACCTGCGTATATTGTAGAAGTGGTTAATGACGACTCAAATGCATTACCTGAGTATTACGTATATTTTAAATTCACATCTCGTGATACAAATAGTGTTGGTCGTTATGTTGGACAATTTTTGATTAAATATAATAATGGTCTTTTAGGTGGAATTGAAGGAAATCTTATTCTACCATTAAGAGATGAGTTATATATCAATGTTCAAGAAAGTTTTATTATAGATAGTCCTTGTTGTTGACGAGGTTAAATCCAATACCTATACTTTAACCAATGAGTAAGACAAACTCCGTATTTTACGGAAGATAATAGGTCACTCGGTTAAAATTTATAGAAATGATATCAAACGAAGAAATTAAAGAGTTCTTGGAAGGTGGCGACCCCGAACAATTCATTGTGTCCATAGAATTTGATTATGTGACAGACGCAATCTACAAAATTAAAGAAGTTCCTGGTAAGGGAAAACAAATCATAAAAGATAATTTTATACCTTTTGCTTGGGTCGGTGACCTAAAGGGTTTAAATTTTTATCAAGGTTCAAAAGGTTTACAAAAGGATGCAATGTCAAGACATAAAATTGTCATTGACAAGTTAGAAACCCACGATAATGAAAGATTAGAGAATGGTTTAACTTATATAGTTAAATGCCTTGGTGGATATCGTTCATTAATTCAATTTTTCCGTGATGGTGGTATTGACCCTTGGGGTGATAAGGCTAAAGATAAGTTTCTTATGTTACCCCCCGTTGAACAATATCTTATTCAGAAAGAAAAACGACTATTCAAAGGATATGAAGAATACAATGACATAACCCGACTTGTATTTGACTTAGAAACGACCTCACTTGAACCAAAGGATGGTCGTATATTCATGATTGGAATGAAAACAAACAAAGGGTTCCACGAGGTAATTGAATGTGATACAGAAGAAACTGAAAAGTTGGGTTTAATTAAATTCTTTGACACAATTAACGAACTTAAACCATCTATCATTGGTGGATATAACTCATTTAACTTTGACTGGTTGTGGATTTTTGAGAGAGCCAAGGCACTTGGATTGGATATAAAGAAGATAGCCAAGTCACTTAACCCCCAACGTACCATATCTCAGAAAGAACAAATGTTGAAGCTTGCCAATGAGGTAGAAAGATACCCACAGACCTCAATGTGGGGGTATAACATCATTGATATCTTACACTCAGTTCGTAGAGCCCAAGCGATTAACTCAAACATTAAGTCTGCGGGTTTGAAATACATAACTCAGTACTTGGAGATTCAAGATGAAGACCGTGTATACATTGACCACACTGAAATCGGTCCTATGTACGCCAAAAAAGAAGATTATTGGTTTAATGTTAAAAACGGAAAGTATAAAAAGGCCGATAATCCACAATTTGATGACCTTGATACACGTTTTCCTGGTACATATATCAAGACTACTGGTGACAAAATTGTAGAACAGTATCTTGATGATGACTTAGATGAAACCCTACGTGTAGATGACGAGTTTAACCAAGGTTCGTTCCTTTTGGCTTCGTTGGTTCCTACAACTTATGAGCGTGTAAGTACGATGGGTACGGCAACTTTGTGGAAGATGATTATGTTGGCTTGGTCTTATAAATACAACTTGGCTATTCCCGCTAAACAAGATAAGACTGACTTTGTTGGTGGATTGTCTCGTTTGATTAAAGTTGGTTATTCTACATCTGTATTGAAATTGGACTTTAGTTCACTTTATCCATCTATTCAGTTAGTACATGATGTGTTTCCTGATTGTGATGTGACAGGTGCGATGAAAGGATTATTGGGTTACTTTAGAAATTCTCGTATTATGTACAAACAATTGGCTGAAGAGTTTGAAAAGAGTGACCCTAAGAAGTCAAAATCATATGACCGTAAACAGTTACCGATTAAAATCTTTATTAACTCAATGTTTGGTGCGTTATCAGCACCACAAGTATTCCATTGGGGTGATATGTACATGGGTGAACAAATTACTTGTACAGGTAGACAATACTTGCGTCAGATGATTGGTTTCTTTATGAAACGTGGCTATGAACCATTGGTAATGGATACGGATGGTGTGAACTTTTCATCACCATCTAATATTAGTGACCGTAAATACATTGGTCGTGGTTTGAATTGGAAAGTAGTGGAAGGTAAAGAATACGTTGGTGCGGCTGCGGATATTGCCGAATACAATGACATATTCATGAGAGGTGAGATGGCTTTGGATAATGATGGTGTTTGGCCGGCTTGTATTAACTTGGCTCGTAAGAATTACGCTTTGATGACCGATAAGGGTAAAATCAAATTGGTTGGTAACACTATTAAATCAAAGAAATTACCAGGTTATATTGAAGAGTTTTTGGACAAAGGAATTAAGATGTTACTTCAAGGTCAGGGTAAAGATTTTATTGAGTATTACTATGAATATCTACAAAAGATTTATGATATGAAAGTTCCTCTGGCAAAAATTGCCCAAAGAGCGAGAATTAAACATTCTTTGAGTGATTATAAATTCCGTTGTACTCAAAAAACAAAAGCGGGTTCATTAATGTCACGTCAAGCACATATGGAACTTGCAATTCACCATAACTTAAGTGTTAACTTGGGTGATGTGATTACTTATGTAAATAACGGGTTAAGAGCATCTCACGGTGATGTGGTTAAGAAGGCGGATAGTTTGGTTTTGAATTGTTATTTGTTGGACCCTGCGGAATTGGAAGCAAATCCTGATTTAACAGGAAACTATAATGTGGCGAGAGCAATTGCGACTTTTAACAAACGTATTGACCCATTATTGGTTGTGTTTAAAGATGAAGTTCGTGAATCGTTCATTGTAACTGACCCCGAAAAACGTGGAATATTTACAACAGCACAATGTGAATTAATTAATGGACATCCATTAGGTGAAGGTGACCAAGATGATTTGAACGATGTGTTAACAATTTCTGAACAGGAAATGTCTTATTGGAAAAAACGTGGATTGGAACCTTTTTATATCTACGAAAAAGCAGAAGAAGGTTGGGAAAATCAAATTACGGGATTACCAAATTTTCAAACCATCTGAAGATAAGATATACCAAGATTGGTTAATAAAAACAAATTCTACACAAGCACCTTTTTCAATAGAGATTTCATCCCACTCTTCATCAATTGAATTGATGTCAGGCAAAATTAATACGTTTGTCATTGCTTTTATTTTAACTCTATCCGTAGTTAATGAATTTAATTTTAAAATACAATTACTAACACCACGAACAACAATAGCATATTCTCCATTTGTGGTATATTGTGGTTCAGAAACAATGGCTAATTCAGAAGTTCTAATCTGAACACCATTAATGATTTTGATTGCGGGTATTGATTTAATTATTGGCATATTATACAACAGTTATTGGTATTGGCATTGCTCTATATTTTAATTGCTTGTTTAAATTTTCAGCAATAGAACCTTCTTTTTCCATTTGTTTTTCAGGACGTAATCTTTCTAATCTTAGTTGGAGTTCTGTCACTAAAGAAACTTTTTCATCTTTAGCTTCGGTTTGAAGAGACTGATAATCCATTGTTAATTCACTATCAGGTGTCTTCAAATTACCACTGAATTTACCCCTTACACGAGCCAAGGTCTCTTTGCAGTATGCGGTGAACCATCTTCTAACCCATTGTCTTGCAGGGTCGTTTAAATCAATCCAGCTTAATTCGTCTAATGGAATGTCTGATGGTAATTTTACGATATCGGGATTATCTTTAAGACATTGGTCTCTGTCAGCATCAGTTGTGTCATAATACCAATACCAAACACGGCCTCTCATTAATTCATTATCACCAAAGTCAAATCTACCACCAGGTGTGTTATACAACATAACCGCTCTTTTTCCATCGGGAAGTGCTGTTACACGATAACTAACATCGGGTTGAATAATTCTTCTTTTAAGATTTAAGTCTTGTTGTCTTGCTAACACATCATAAGATGATAACATAAAATATCCTCCACCGTTACCCGCTTGAGCAAACCCACCTACACCACCAAATCCACCTATACCACCAAGACTACCCAATGAAAAAGGGTCAAATAACAAATTGTTTTGCTCGGCTGGTGAATACCATAAAAGTTCGTTAATTTCACGACCCGCAGGTATTTCATATATTTGTACATTTTGTTGTAATTCAAAGTAATCCTTTTTAAGTACCCAAGGACCTGAGTTTTGAAGACCAACAATTTTAGAATATGCGTAAGTGTATTGTGTTTCCCAATCAAGACTTCGTCTAATTAAAGCATTTGCTACTGATTGGGTATCCAAATTCATACCATACAATGTTGTCCATTGTGATTCAATTAACCAGTCATAAAGATATTGCGTATAGTCACCGATGGATAATTCAAGTAATGAATCCATCATTTCAAATTCTAATTCCACAGCTCTTAATGGAGCTCCAAGTTGATTTAAAATCCTGTTATACAGTTTGGTTCTTTCTGGTTCAGCAATAACTACCATAGTCTTTTGTATATAAATATCAGGTTATTATAATTGATACAACTTGGCATCAATTAGGAAATAATAAACTCCGTCAATGATTTTTGTATTTGAATTATCAAAGATTACCATATCATCCAAACGTTTCATAAAAATCATCCAATTTGTTTGATATTTTTTAACATTTGCGGTTCCGTCAACTTTATACATGTCATCATTTCTTGTTATGTGACTGAATGGTTTTACCTGTGCGGTTTTTTCAACACCATCAACCATAATCTTAACATCAACACCCGTCATCATATCTTCTTTGTTTCCAAGTTCACCAATACGAGTTACATTTTCATCACCAAATTGTTTTTTTAGTTTTTCAACAACAGCGTCTTCAGTTTTATTACCTTTGTCTGATGTTACACCCATTACACTCATAACTGTCTTTAATGTTTCAGACTCCAATGAGAATACTCTAAACTTAACTTTGTTTAAAACCTTCAACATTCTTGCCATTTCAATAACTTGTTCTTTTGGTGTTTTATCTGAAAAAATAATAGGTTCCTCACCTACTTTTGTAAGATATTTGTTTATATCTTTTTTCAATACACAAAATGCACTGTAGTTTGTGTTTAAATAATTTATAACTGACCTTCCTTTACCTTCCAAATTATAAACACCCGACATTTGTCCTTTTTCGTATTCATCTTTGTTGTAGTATCTATCAGCAAATGTATCTTTTAAAATTTGCATGATGGCATTCTTGTATAGATTAAGAACATCTCTGTTTGTATTAAACAATAACTTTGATGCCATCTTATCTTGGGTTGAACAGGGTTCACTTTTAACCGCTTCGGTCAAAAATTCTTTAGCGGTTGTAGATTCTTTTACTGTTTTATCTAACTTTCTTGAAAGTTCTGACTCTACGTAGTCCCAATTAACAACTCTCCAAAAGTTTTTTACGTATTCGTCTTTCCTATTTCTATATTTTAGATAATATGCGTGTTCCCATAAATCCAAACCTAAAATTGGATAACCACCTTGGTCAACAACATCCATAAGTGGATTGTCTTGATTCGCGGTTGTCATAATTTTTAAGGTTCCTCGTTTTGTAAGAACTAACCAACACCATCCTGAACCAAACCTATCTTTTGATTGACCTTCAAATTTCTTTTTAAAGTCGGCAAATGATGAAAAACTCTGATTAATTTTTTTAAGTGTGATTGGACCCGGTTTTGTTGTTTTTGGTGTTAACATTTTCCAAAACAATTGGTGGTTGTAGGCACCACCCGCATTGTTTCTAATGAATTTGTTGAAACTGTCTATTGTTTTAACAATTTCTTCTAAGGTTAAATCCTCATCATCTTTTAATGCTCCGTTTAATTTATCAACATAACCTTTGTAGTGTTTGTTATAATGAACACTCATGGTTTCGGGGTCAATAAATTGTTTTAGTGCGGCATAAGAATAGGGTAATTTTTCTATCTTAATGTTTTTGGCTTCTGCGACAACTTTTTGTACTTTTTGTTCTTGTTGTCTTTTAACTTCTTTTTTTTGTAAATCTTCTTCAATTACTTCAATCCTATTTTTAAGATTCTTCATAAGGTCGGCTTTTATTAATGTTTATTAATTATAAATAAGCCGAAGTTTGATTATCGCCTCCAATTATTTATAAGTTCTAGTATTTCTTGAACATAATCGCCATTGTCTACCTTATCACCCATCACGGTTTCAAAGATGTCTTTCTTCTTTTTGAGTATGTCATAGATGATTCCTTCTACCGTGTTGTCAAAAATTGGATAATAAACTAATACATTATTTTTTTGTCCATAACGGTAACTTCTATCCTCTGCTTGAGAGTGGTCTGATGGTAAAAAGGACAAATCGTTCATTACAACCGCCTCACCCGCTGTCAATGTAATACCAACACCAGCGGCTTTTATGTTCCCAACAAATACCATAACACTCTCATCGTTTTGAAAACGGTCAACGGACAATTGTCTTTCTTTTTGGGACATTTGTCCATCAAGTCTAACAGCACTTTTTCCAAAATGTTCTAATATCATCTCCAATGTTTTGGTAAAGTTAGTAAAAACAATTACTTTCTTACCTTGTTCAACAATGTTTTCACAAATTTCAATTGTTGATGGAACTTTTTCTTCGGCAATCACCTGTCTTACTTTTGTAAGTTTGGTAAACTGAAGTGTTAATGAATCAGAATCACCATTTTTATCGTACCAATCATAATACTCACCCATTAAGGCTTCATATTCTTTTGATTTTAATCTTAAATAAACTGGTGTAATGATTTTATCGGGTAAATCTAAAACATTTTCCTTTAATCTTCTTAACACCAAGGGTGCGGTTCGGTCTCTTAACTCTTCCAAGTTGGATGCTCCACTAACATTCCAAATTTTTCTTCTTCCTGCTTGGAATTGAAAACCATTACAATACCTTTTAACATAAGCCATCCAATTTTTAGCTACAGGACACTCAATTAAGTTCAATAAATTGAAGTAATTAATTGGTCTTGAAGTAATTGGTGTACCTGTTAACAACCAAAGTCTTTCAACATTGGATACAAAGTCATTGATTAACTTGGTTCTTTGAGCTTGTTTGTTTTGAATGTAGTGTGCTTCATCAATAATCACCAAATCAAACTTTGTTTTCAATAAAACAGAATCATCTTTCTTTTTTTCATCGTGGAAATTTTTAATGATGTCATAATTGATGATAACAAAAGTACCATCTTCCCATTTTTTACCTTCAATGATTGACGTTGGTTTGTCTGAATAATTTTCAATCTCACGTTGCCAATTAATCTTCAAAGATGCCGGACAAATAATCAAAATCTTTTTTGCCCCTGTTTCCAAAGCGGCAATAATAGTTGATGTTGTTTTACCCAAACCCATATCATCAGCAAGAATAAACTTTTTATTCTCAACCAAAGATTTAATAGCCTCTTTTTGGTGTTCAAGTGGTGGACGGTGAGAATATTTTTCATAATCAATCACAACATCCTTAACTTTATTGTCTTTTATCAACGCAACCTTTGGAATCCAAAAGTCATAGACTTGTTCTGATTCAAAATATTTTCCCCAAATATGATAGGCGGTATCTTTTTCAACCAAAAGTTTTTCAACATATACTTTTGTTGGTACAGATGAAAGTAATTTGTCATTAGCAATTTTTTGGGCAAAATAAGAATCAAGTTCCACCCATTTCTTCGCAACCTTTGGTGCGGTTTCGTGATAATTTATAATGTACTCGGCTTGAGCACGAGTTGGGTAAAACTTTTTATTATCAATTTGTTTTTGTCTTAAACGTATGATGTAATTATTGGCACCCTGATATGTCTCTAACAAATCAAGAGCCCTTCTTTCTAACACAGAGACATTATATGTGTTTTCAGTATTTTCCAATCTAATAAAAGATAATCAATTTATGTATATTTATCAAGTATGGCACAACAACTCGTTCCAATTACAAGATTAGGTAAATTTTTTGGTGGGGAAGATTTCTCATTAGATATTTCTATGGGTCGTGAATGGCTTGGTGGGGATATGAATTTTACCATTGTACTTTACAAGGTTGATAGAACAAAAACAGTTAATGATGATGTTTACGGTGAGGTACAACAAAACGGAATACAATTTTTAGCACCCGTATCAATTAATGCTTATGTTAGGATTGAAGAAGCGTCAAGTCAATTTTTAGGTAGTAGTAAAATTATTCAAAATGAACCTGGTTTGTTAAAGTTTTCCGTTTATAAACAAGAACTCGCTGATTTACAAGTTGATATTGAATTGGGTGATTATATCGGGTATTGGATAACAGAATCCGAAGTTAGGTATTATTCAATAATGGACGCAGGTATTCCTGACTATGACAATAAACACACTTATGGTGGATATAAAGGATTTTACTTTTCTTACACTGCAACACCTGCAAGTGAAAACGAATTTATGGGATTATAATGGCATTACCAAGAAAACGAAAAGAGATTATTCCAACCATCAATCTCAAGCCAGAAAAAATTCTTTTGGCTCGTAGAGAACAATTGCTTGAAGATATTAAAAAAGATGGAACTTTTTTACCAAAGTCATTAATGCATCCCGAGTTAGATAGGGGGTTTTTAGATTTTGTTAAAGAAGATTTGCAAACAACGGTCGCTGGTAGTATAATACCAATGATTGATTTAATTATTACTACACAAAACTGGGCTCAATTTACAGAAACTTGGAACATTCAAGATTTGAATGGTAATCCAACATTACCTTTTATTACGGTTGTTCGTCAACCTGAAGTTAAATACGGAAGCAATCCCGCAATCATTTATAATATTCCAAACAGAAAAGAATATTTTTACGCAGCCGTTCCGTCTTGGAATGGAAACATCAAAGGTTTGGACATTTATAAAATTCCACAACCCGTTCCTGTTGATATTACCTATAATGTAAAAATTGTTTGTAATAGAATGAGGGAGTTAAATGAGTTTAACAAAAATGTGATTCAAACTTTTGCGTCAAGACAAGCCTATAGACAAATCAACGGTCATTACATTCCAATTATTATGGGTACCATTTCTGATGAATCAGTTGTTGATGTTCAAAGAAGAAGATTCTACATCCAAAATTATGAATTCACCATGTTAGGATTTTTATTGGATGAAGATGAGTTTGAAGTTGCCCCTGCGGTTTCTCGTGTGTTAAATACTTTTGAAGTATCTGCTCAAACATCAAGACCAAAAAGAAAAAAATACCCCGAAAATATTGATGAATATAATTTAAGTGTTTCTGTACCAAGTGGGTCAACACAAACTGATTTAATGGTTGATTATACGGGTGATTTTAATTTACTAACAAAAATAAATATTACCGATTTTGATGTGTATATAAAACCACAAGGACAATTAACTTTTGATTTTTATGGTAGTGATGTTTCATTAATACAAGTCAATACCAACGATACTTTAAGACTTGTTGTTACAAGTAGACCCGATGCAACATTACCATCAACATTCAATTACGCAATCAAATTGTTTGGTGTAAATTATGATGTTCCACCACAACCAAACTCAAATGGGAATCCCCACTCATGATTCACCATAAATGTCTTTTTTAGTTTGACATTTTTCTTTAATCAAATTTTCCAAAAATCTATACATCTTAATACCGTGTTTTTCACAGTATTTCTTTAAAATATCGTGTGACTCTATTGATATCTTCAAATTCTTTATTTTCTTTTCCATAGGTAGAATAAAGGCAGAAAATAATCTGCCCATATTATAAATAGATGGCGTAAAGTAAAGTTTTTCTTAAATCTGTTAATATTTATCTATAAAATAAATAAAACTGAATAACTAAAACAAAATGGCAGTATCAAATAAAGTATTCGTATCTCCTGGTGTATACACATCAGAGAGAGACCTTAGCTTCGTAGCTCAAAGTGTGGGGGTAACCACTCTTGGTCTTGTTGGGGAGACATTAACAGGTCCGGCTTTCGAACCAATCTTCATTACAAATTATAATGATTTTGAATCATATTTCGGTGGAACCATCCCCGAAAAATTTGTAAACACTCAAATCCCAAAATATGAGTTGGCTTATATAGCAAAATCATACCTTCAACAATCTAACCAATTGTTTGTAACAAGGGTGTTGGGTTTATCTGGTTATGATGCGGGTTCATCTTGGTCAATCACAACAATTGCCAATGTTGACGGAAGTACTGTGGGTCTTAGTGTATCAACAGGTACAACATACTCTGTTACCTTTACGGGAACAACAGGTGGAACTGCTATTACATATACTTCATCATTCCCATCTATAATCCAAACAGGAAATACATACACACAATATAATGGTGGTGTATCAACAATTACTACGGATTTATATAATCAAATTCAAACAATCATTAATAACTCAGGAACTACTTCAGGAGCATCGGCATACATTTTTGGAACCGTGTCAACATCTGATTATAATTCGTTATTACCAGGATATACCGCTCAGACAAACGTTTATAATGTGTCTGGACTTTCTGTTTATGATGCTGACTTTACATCACCAAGTGATGATACTTGGTATTACGCAAACTTTGATATTACAACAGGAGATACTTATACAGGATATTCTTTCTTTAACGTAGTATCCGCAATGACTGATTTAGGTTCTGGTAACTATTCAGGAACTATCACAGGTAAAACTTATACATACTCAGGTACTGCATATGAAGGTTGGAATGATGTTGTTGTTGCAACTTTACGTTCAAGAGGTGTTTCGTTGTTTACATCAGACTATCATGGTCCACAATATCAAATTACAGGAACAACTGATGTTATTATAGATAATTCAGGTTCTTATTCAGGAATTTCTCAAAACCCATTCGCACAATTTGCGATTTCAGGTTATACTGACAACGCTGAAACACCAGATTCGTTCTCGTTTGTTGCGTCTATGAATAGTAACGACACAAATTATATTACAAAAGTATTTGGTATTTCTAACTTCGGTAAAAATAGAGTTGAAACACCATTGTTTGTTGAAGAACAATTCCAAACAATGTTGACTTATGGTTATAACAAAGGTTACATCAGAGGTATTAACTCATCGTTAATTAGTTTACCAGGTTTAAGAAACCCTGTAACTACAGGTACAATTGCTAACTACTTGGAACAATACCAATCACCTGAATCACCGTGGGTTGTATCTGAACTTAATGGTTCTACAGTTGAAAGATTGTTTAAGTTTTATTCAATTGCTGATGGTAATAGCGCAAACACTCAAATTAAAATTTCAATCCAAAATATTTCATTTAACAACTTAAGTTTTGACATTGCGGTTCGTGATTTCTTTGATACAGATGCTAATCCTGTTGTTATAGAAAAATACACAAATTGTACTATGGACCCAACAAACAATAACTATGTTGGTGTTAAAATTGGTACTAGTGATGGAGAATACTCATTGAATTCTAAGTACATAATGTTGGAGATGAACACTGAAGCAAATCCTGAAAGTGTACCTTGTGGTTTTGAAGGATATGTTATTAGAACATACGGTTCAGCAACTTCTCCATTCCCAGTTTATAAAGTGGCATACAACTTCCCAGGTGAAGTAATTTACAACCCACCATTTGGTATTGTTACAAACCCACCATTCTCATATACAGGTTTTGATAACAAAGCGGTATCTGGCGGTGATAAAGTAAGAAGTACTTATTTGGGTATTTCATCTCAAATTGGTTATGACCCATTATTCTTTGAATATAAAGGTAAACAAAAACCTCTTGATTTATGTGTTGAAGGTGATGCTTTACCTTGGGATACTGTAACTAAAGGATTCCACATGGATTCGGGAGCAACAGTTGTAAATATTGCTTATGGTACTACTTCAGGAACACCAGCGTTTGATTGTGGGGTTGCTTCATTCCAATCTGACCCTGAAACACCCGCAAATCCATACTTCCAAATCCAAGCAAGAAAATTCACATTATTATTACAAGGTGGATTTGATGGTTGGGATATTTATAGTGAAAGTAGAACAAATACAGATAGATTTATATTAGGTGGTAGTGGATACCAAGCGGGAGCTTGTCCAACTACAAGATACCCTAACGCAACTGGTTGGGGAGCTTTCAAACCAATTGCTATTAGTAACTTTACAGATTATTCAAATACTGACTACTACGCATACTTGTTAGGTATTAATACTTTCGCAAACCCTGAAGCGGTTAACATAAATGTATTTGCAACACCTGGTATTGATTATGTTAATAACTCAAACTTGGTTGAGGATTCAATTTCTATGGTAACATTTGATAGAGCGGATTCAATCTACATTTGTACAACACCTGATACAGCAATGTTTGTACCAGTAACAAATATAGCTGATTTCATCTACCCAACAGAAGCGGTTAATAACTTAGATAATACAGGAATTGATTCTAACTACACAGCAACTTATTACCCATGGATTTTGGTAAGAGATACTGTAAATAACACACAAATTTACATACCACCAACAAATGAAGTTTGTAGAAACTTAGCGTTGACTGATAACATTTCGTTCCCATGGTTCGCAACTGCGGGTTACACAAGAGGTTTGGTAAATGCTGTTAAAGCACGTAAGAAGCTTACACAAGAAGATAGAGATACTTTGTACCAAGGTAGAATTAACCCTATCGCAACTTTCTCAGATGTTGGAACTGTAATTTGGGGTAATAAAACATTACAAATTGCTGACACAGCACTTAACAGAATTAACGTAAGAAGATTGTTATTACAAGCTCGTAAGTTAATTTCAGCGGTGGCGGTAAGATTATTGTTTGAACAAAACGACGCTAAGGTAAGACAAGACTTCTTGGATTCAGTTAACCCTATCTTGGACGCTATTAGAAGAGACAGAGGTTTATATGATTTCCGTGTTACTGTAAGTAATTCACCTGAAGATTTAGACAGAAATACTATGTCGGGTAAAATTTACTTGAAACCAACAAAAGCGTTGGAATTCATTGACATTGAATTCTTAATAACTCCAACAGGAGCGTCATTTGAAAATATTTAATCTTTAAATGATTAGAAAAAAAATACTAAATCCAACATCATCATTACTTGAAGGTTTTGATGATGTTGGTACGCCTGACATGAAATATTATGCCTTTGATTGGGATGATAATATCATGATGATGCCAACAAAAATTATTGTTAAAGATGAAAATGACAATGAAGTTGGTATGTCTACAGAAGATTTTGCAGAATATAGAAGTGAAATTGGTGTAGAACCATTTGATTACAAAGGTAGTAAAATAGTTGGATATTCTGACGAACCTTTTCGTAATTTTAGAACGGGTGGTGATAAACAATTTAAAATTGATACCATGAAAGGTAAACCAGGTCCCGCTTGGTCTGATTTTGTGGAGGCAATCAACAACGGGTCAATTTTTTCAATAATCACCGCACGTGGACACAACCCCGAGACAATTAAAGACGCAATTTATAATCTTATTATTTCTGACCATATGGGTATTAATAAAGACTTATTAATTAAGAATCTTAGAAAATTCCGTGACCTTTCAAATATGGAGGACAAATCGGATATGGAATTAATAAAAGACTATATGGATATGAACAAATATTATCCTGTTAGTTTTGGTACAGACGCAGGAGCCGCCAACCCCGAGGAATTAAAAGTCCAAGCAATGAAAGAATTTATTTCATATGTAAAAGGACAGGCTAAAGAAATGGGTAAAAAATTATATGTTAAAGATGATGTGAAAAATAAATTTGTGCCTAGTATTGGTTTTTCAGATGATGACTTAAAGAATGTAGAAGTAATGAAGAAGAGTTTTAAAGATGAACCAGTATTAAAGACTTATTATACTGCTGGAGGAACTAAAACCAGATACTAAAGAATCATAATTTTTAAAAAATCAAAGTAAACACAAAAATTTTCAAACAACGAGTATTTATAAATAAATAAACTAAAACAAAAAACTAAAAAAAAAATATACCATGGCTGATTTATTAATGAAAATGCCGGTTCCTTACGAACCAAAAAGAGCGAACCGATTTATACTTAGGTTTGACACAACTTTAGGTATTAATGAATGGTTCGTAGAATCATCAGGAAGACCAAGTATTGATATTAACCCTGTTGAGATACAATTTTTGAACACTTCTACATATGTAGCTGGTAGATTTAAATGGAATCCAATCTCAGTTAAATTCCGTGACCCAATTGGTCCATCAGCAACACAAGCTCTTATGGAGTGGGTTCGTTTACACGCTGAATCAGTTACAGGTCGTATGGGATATGCTGCAGGTTATAAAAAGAATGTTGACCTTGAGATGTTGGACCCAACAGGTGTTGTTGTGGAAAAATGGATTCTTGAACAATGTATGATTACAAAATCCGCTTGGGATGGTGTATCATATAGTGATGACAAATTAGCAGGATTAGACGTTACATTACAAATGGACCGTTGTATCTTAGTTTACTAATTTTGTATTTTATTTTATATTGATAAATTAATTTAATATGGTATATTTAACACAGGGTCTATTCCCTGTGTTTTTTTATGGACGAAAATTTATTACAATACGCACAACAAGAATTTAATTTACCACACGATGTGGTAAAATTACCATCTGAAGGTAAATTCTACAAATCAAAGAAAAAATCTGTTAAGGTTGGTTATTTGACCGCCGCAGATGAGAATATCATTATGGGTTCAAATACCGATGATATGATTATGACATTAGTTCGTTCAAAATTGTACGAACCAGATTTAAAACCTGATGAAATGTTAAATGGAGATATTGAAGCAATTTTAATATTTTTAAGAAATACTTCTTTTGGACCTGAATATAAAATCAGTATTAACGACCCTGAGACTGGAAAAAGATTTTCTGCCGATATATTGTTGGACGAATTAGATTTTAGAAAACCATCTACAGACCCCAACGAAGATGGTACTTTTGATGTTGTTTTACCAAAGTCACAAGCAACCGTTAAATTAAAACCACTTCTATATAAAGAAATTCAAGAAATTAGTAAGGTGGCTGATTCATATCCCGCTGGAAGAGTCGCTCCAAGAGTTACAATGAAACTTCAAAAACAAATTGTATCTGTTAATGGTGACACAACACAGTCAACTATTATTAAGTTTGTTGAAGGATTACCAATTATGGATTCAAAATTCATTAGAAAATTTATTGATGAAAATGAACCAAGATTAGATTTAACTAAAACAGTTATAGCCCCGTCAGGAAACAAGGTAGATGTTGAAATCGCCTTTGGGGTGGAGTTTTTTCGGGTTTTCTTCTGAATATAGGAAATTTCAATTAGACGAATTTTTTATTCTGAGCCGAGATTTACATATGTCTTGGACAGATTTTCAAAAAATGCCAACATATGCTCGTAGGTATATGGTGGACAAATTAATAGAATCTTATCAAAAATAAGTTTTATTCTATTTATTAGAATATGCAAGCATCTCCACCACCAGGTAATCCCCCAAATAATAGTACAGCGTCTTCACAGGCGGCTCAAGATGTTATCAGTGATTTTACAAAAAAAATTGATGAGGGTTATTCTAAATTAGCAGATAGAACCAAATTTTTAGTAAGAGAATTTGATATAATGTCGGCAGACATTTCTAAAACTTTTGGTCAAACCCAAATGGCCATTAAAGGTTTAGCTGTTGAATTAGCGGTTGCGACACCATTGGTTATAGGTTTAGGTGGAAGGTTAACAGATGTACAGAATATTCAAAGAGGAATTGCCGATAGTTTAAATACAAATGTAATAACTCTTGGAGAAACTGTAGGTGATTTATATGCTGCGGGACAGGCAGTTGGAATAGACTCAAATGAAATTGGTAAGATGGTTGCTGATTTCAAAGACGCTGGAGTTCAAACAGGAAAAATCAAAGAAAACATTCAACTAACTGTTGATACCGCAAGAAAAGTTGGTGTTAACACAAGTGCAGTATTTAAACTTGTCCAAGACAATTTAAGTAATATAAACAAATTTGGTTTTGAAAACGGTGTTGCTGGTTTGGCTAAAATGTCGGCACAAGCGGCAGGATTACGTATCAATATGAATCAAATTTTTGATTTTGCGGCGAGTGTATTTGACCCTGAAGGTGCTGTTGATATGGTATCAACCTTCCAAAGGTTAGGTGTTGCTGCTGGTGATTTAGCGGACCCATTTAGATTAATGTATTTAGCATCTGAAGATGCGGGAGAACTACAGAATCAAGTTGTTAAGATGACCGAAAAATTTACATTTTTTAACGAAAAAACAAAACAATTTGAAGTTTTTCCAAATGCAAAACGTGATTTAAGGGAGATTGCAAAGCAAACTGGTATTGCGTATGAAGAATTAGTTAAGATGTCTGTAGGTCAACAAAAGTTGAACAAAATTAGAGGCGAATTCAAAACAAACTCAATGGATGAAGAATCCAAACAATTTATTGCTAATGTAGCCGAATATAACAAAGACAAGGGTGGATTTACAGTTAAAGTTGGGGGAATGGATAAATTGGTTTCTGAAATTAATCCTGCGGACCTTGATGAAATAAAAAAATCACAAGAAACCGTTACTGTTGAAGAAATTGCAAAGGCTCAATTAGATACTGAAAAGTTACAACTTGCAGCTATAAATAGGTTAGTTGATAGTGTCGCAGCACCAATAGCGGGTTCAAAAGCTCCAAGAGAACTGAGAGAATTTGGTCGTGGTGTTACACAAGTTGGAATGGCGGCAACCGATAAAACAATTGGAAACCAAAGAGGGGCTATAGCATCTATTGATAAATTTTATGATGAGACGGGTAAAAGTATTCTTGATTTATTAAAAGGGGAAGGAGGTCCTGCGAAAATTGCTGAAGTTTTTAAAAATGCTGGTGCGGATGTACAACAAAGTTTTTCTAACATAAAACAATCAATCACAAGTATTGATTTTAAAGCCGCTATTCAACCATATGTTAGTTCAGGAAATAAAATTGCTGAAGCAGCAGATTTGGCGGTTACGGGACTTAAAAAATTGGCAGCAAAAGCCACCGCATCAGGAACAATGACAAATAAAGCGGACGCAAACCAATCACAATCATCAAATAATCAAACAATAAAAGTTGAAGATATTAATTATAAAGGTGCGATTGAAATTAAAGTTACAACACCAAATGGAAATACTAGTAATTTAACTGACACCCAAGTGTATGATTTATTTAAAAACGAAACATTTATTAAACAAATTAATAAAATGATTAGTGATGGTAGTGTCAAGGGTCCATATAGTTCTGTTCCAAACAACACCGGATAAATTAAATAAAAAAATAAAGGCGCGTCTATTTATAGATGATACAACAACATGCCAAGTAAATTAACCTTTATTGAAACACAATTCGTAAGAAATTCATTATTGGTAAGGAATTTAAAACCTTATGCGAAACCTGGTGTGTATACTCCTGTAGGTGTATCGGGTGTTGATGAATATATTAGAAGTGATTATTCGGTTATTGATTCTCCTGATGCATTAATTGATGCTGACCCATATGCCGACAAATTATATACAAACAATACGTTTGGTCCTTTAGGTGGGTATAATAAAAATATTGATGGTTTAATTAATACACAACAAACATTATCAAACCAAGGTCCTTATACTCAAACACCACCATATACCGAAGCATTACAATTATACTCAGTATCGTTCCAAAAAAGACAATACATTAAAAATGTTTATTCGCCAGGAAACCAATACACCTATTATGACATGGGTGATGTTATTAAAGTACAGAAAAACGCCACTTATTGGGACCCACCAAGTTTTAGACCATCATCATATTCACCATTTTCAGTTTTATTACAAGCCGACCCCGTTGGTGATAATGGCCCCGCTAGTGATGATTCAGAATTGGCTAGATTAGGTATTAAAGGAGCAAAGCAATCTTTTCAATATAGAGTAGACCAAAATGTTAGAACTGAGACACTAGGTAGAGTAAATATATTAAATGGTGTTCAAGACCCCGTTAATTTATCTTTAATCTTAGCAGGAAAAAAACCTTTAATTTATAGAGATTGGAAAATTACATCAGGTGGTGGAAATATTTTATCACAAGGTCAAGATATTGTCCAACGTATTGCTGGTTTTACATTACCATTTTCACCAATACCGGGAAGTTATTACGAAGCTCGTGATATCAACTCAACCCAATCGGCGGTTAAGGCGGCTGGTAATGGAAAACGAGGTGGATTATTTGGTTTATTTGGTTCAAGACCAACATCACCATCTCAAGTATTTTTAGATTATACAGGTTCAGGTCAAAGAGCTCAATTGACTCAGAACTTAGATATGAACAGATTCCGTCCACAATACAATACAGGTGGAACAGGAATTTTATCGGCACTTGGAAACGCAATTACAGGTGCAATTGCTAACAACGCCAGTCAAGGAACTTATTATGTGGGTAGTCCTGAAAGGGAACCCGGATATTTAACATCTCCTCCAGGTCAAGTACCTATTGACCCATTTGGGGCTCAAGTATTGGCACCTGTTTATGGTCCTGATGTTTTAGGGAAAGAATATGAAGGTGTTGACAAAGACTTTAAATTTGGTTTGGCTGGTAAACCATTTGTTGATGACGGCAGTATTGTTGGTGGTTTTAGTTGGGTGAGTCAAAAATGGGCACCAAACGCAGGTAGGTATCAAAAACCTGGTGGAGATTACGGAACAGAAGACCCGGCATATCCATCAATATCAAATCAATTTACAGCAACTGAATCAGTAAACTATGAATTCAAACCAGGTTCAATTTTAGATGATACTCAAAGATTAATTGATTCACAACCAAATTCAGGAGCCAGATTTGGACACGTAGGTAACGCAATTAGTCAAACATCAAAAGTTTTCTTTGATGGTTATAAAGAAATTACAAAAGGTTCTCAGATTGTTAGATATTCTGATGGACAAGCCAATGTGGGTATTGAATATTGTCGTGTTTTTACTAAAGACACACCATATTATACTTTTAACAACTTACAAAAGAAAGACGGAAATATTCGTAAGTTTTCATACTCCGTAATGGACTCTACTTTCAACATTAATATCGCACCTGAAAAAGGTGGAGATAGTGTTGTTAATGGTAAAGTTAAAAAATACATGTTCTCAATTGAAAACTTGGCTTGGAGAACAGGATATAGAGCGGGATATAGAGTTGATGATTTACCCGCTTGTGAAAAAGGACCTAATGGTGGTAGAGTAATGTGGTTTCCACCATATGATTTATCATTTACTGAGGATACAAGACCATCATTTAACGAGACTACCTTCTTGGGTAGACCCGAACCAATTTATACCTATAAAAACACTTCTCGTAGTGGTACATTGAAATGGAAGATGATTGTTGACCATCCGTCAATTCTAAATCTTATTGTTAATAAGGTGTTAGCAAATGAAGGTGATAGACAAAAAGTAGATTCTATTGTTGATTCGTTTTTTGCTGGTTGTAAAAAATATGATTTATATGAACTTGCTAAAATTTATAACACAGTTCCATTAACTGATTTACAGGCTTGGCAAGAAATAATTACTAATCCAAACGCAACAAATACAGATATTGTTGATGCTTCAAAAGCAACCAATTCCGTAGCCACAAACTCATTACAGGATGGGGGAACAACAGATGATGCTACAGGAAACCCAACATTAAACGAATATAATGGTTTTGGGTTTTATTTTGATAATGATATACCAAGCCCAACATCAGTGGCTTTTCAAACAACATACGCTAACTATACATCAGCGTCTAATAAACAAGTATATAATAACAACTCAAAAGACAAACAGGTTACAACCCAATTTTTTGATGGTGTTATTGAAGAAAACTATACAAGATTAAAAGAAATGGCTCAAAAAATGTATAATATTTTGAGTCAAAAACAAGCTTCTAGTATTTTAGTTACTTTGGAGGCAAGTGCATCACCATCGTCATCTATTGATTATAACGATAAGTTGTCTGTTAGAAGAGGTGAATCTGTAGTTGAATTCTTTAAAACTTATAGTTTTGGTGCGAATAATAATTCGTTAGGTCAATTTATTGGTTCAACATTAGTATTCAATACTATTGCAAAAGGTGAAGTTGCAAGTGTAACCCCAAGAGGTAAACAAAGTTACAGTACTTACGATTGTAAAGACGAAGCTCTTAATAATGAAAAGTATACAACAAGAGCAATGGCTTGTAGAGCAGTATTATTAAAAAATGTTGAAATTAAACCAATTGAAAAGAACTCAGAACCAAGCTCAACAGCCGCTGAAAATAGTGCAGCAAACAACGCCGCTGGAAAACCAAACACAGGACAAAAACCAGGTCAAACTAATACTGTTGTAAATCAACAACCACAAAAAGATTTATATAAAGGAGCTTCCAAAAAATTATTAAGATATTTGTTAAATGAGTGTGATTATTTTGAAGTTTTAAAGGCTGAAAATCCATTTATTTATGATTCAATTAAAGAAAAAATTAAATATTTCCAACCAGCATTTCACTCAACAACGCCTGAGGGACTTAACTCACGTTTAACTTTCCTACAACAATGTATGAGACCTGGTGAAACAATCCCAACAATTGGTACCAATGGTGAAAAACTTTATAATGATGCGTTAAACACATCGTTTGGAGCACCACCAATCATGGTATTACGTATTGGAGATTTTTATAACACTAAAATTGTTCCAACATCTTTAAGTTTTACATATGATAAAACATTTGATATGAACCCTGAAGGTATTGGTTTCCAACCTATGATTGTTGATGTCAATTTAAGTTTTAATTTTGTTGGAGGTTCAGGATTGGCGGCACCAATTGATACATTACAAAACGCATTATCATTCAACTATTATGCTAATACTGAGATGTATGATGAAAGAGCCGAAGCAACTGAAGATACAAGTAAACTTGATAAACAAATTATCCAAGCGTTAACTCAAAATCCACCAACTGTTGGTGTCGCCAACATTCAAAATGATAAAACAAATGATGGTGGAAATACTATTGGTGTTTCAACATTTACGGGTTTAACGGATAGTGGACAAACAGGAACTATTGAATATGCAACATTTACCAACAAATTTGTTGATAAAACTAAAGCGTATTATAATGGTGTTATGAATACCATGAATAGTGCTTTATTAAACTATAATTATGGTATGTTGGCAATATTAAATTATGGTGGTGATAATCAAGGATATAACACGGGTTCATTTAATTCCGCAACATCAACAACTACTTTAATTTATGGTAAACCAATTAATACTCAAAAATATGTTGACGAAGCATTTAAAGCATTGTTAAAAGATGTTGACGATGATAACTTACCAATATTCACATCAGGTGAATTTACAAAATCTGTAATTACAACGGCTCAAAAAAGATTGTTCAAGAAAAACTATTCAAATTTTGTTAAAACTTACAGAAGTAGTTTTTTAAATACAATTACCTCTGATGTAAATACTTTAACAGAACTACAACAAGATTATGTTTATAATGTTGATAGAATGAATTTTGTTGCTAGTGGAACTACAACAGGACATGACGGTAAATTAAATGATAAAAATATTGCAATTATTTATATAACAACGGGTCAAACAGAAACTGTTAATGGAACTCCAATAGATACTTTAACATCCCTTAGAAATGATTATACTTCTATAGCAACTAATAACAATCAATTTTTAACTGATTTAACCGCAGCACAATTATATGTAACTAGTTCCTATAAACCAAATGAACCTGGCGTTTTTACACCACCAACAGGATATGAATTTTTATCAACACCAGAAAAAACAAGAGAATATTTATTAATGTCAAGAGCCATAACAATTGAATCAGCAAAAGATAATTTCTTAAACGCACTACAAGAAGGGTTAGACGTTTATACCAAATTCGCAGTTGAATCATATTATTTTTCAGGTCCAAATTCATTATATGTACAATGGCCAAAATTAAATCAAACAGGTCTTGCTTTAATGACAACATTCCAAACAAACACCACTGGTAAAAATTATGTTGATTATACACCACCATTTGGTACAACACAAAAAAGAGTTGTTGATTTTAGTGAAGATAGCGCAGCATCTGAAGACCTTAAAAAACAATTACAAAATCTTTACGCAAATAAAAACGATAGTTCAAGCATAAACCCATATAACTTCAAGAAAAAATTTAATTAATGGATGCTTATTACAACCGATATCAACAATTTTCAATTAATGGTGAACAAACTGTGGTTCCATTTATTCCACTACAGTCAAAATCATCTGACCAAAGATATATCTACAGAACTGGATTTAGTAGGTTAGACAAAGTATCCCAACAATATTATGGAACACCTTTTTTTGGTTGGTTAATATTACAAGGCAATCCTGAATATGGTGGATTAGAATGGAATATTCCAAATAATGCTATATTGACAATTCCATATCCACTCATATCTTCATTACAAGACTATAAAAATGGTTTAGACAACTATTTCTTCTATTATGGCAGATAATTTTGGTACAACGGACAATATCTACATTGAATCCGATTATGATAATATATTTTTAATTGACCCAAATAAGGTTGAGAATAGTCTTGGTCAACCAATGGATAGACCAATACATCATGAAGACCTTGTTATGTATGCCAACTTGGAAGCAAAAATGTTACCAAGAACAAAATTAGCCGTTGGTTCCGCTCTTACAGATGCAGTACAAACAACACCAATCGCATCAATTAACTTTTTAAGACCTGGTGGAAAAACAACACTGAATAACAATTATCTAAATGAAATTACTGGTTTAAACACTGTTGATGGTAAAGGTACAAACCAACCAAGTAAAACCAATGTACAACAACAAAACAAAAGTGACGATTTTTATATTAAACAAAACACAATTAACAGTGAAGATACTGGTTTATTAGGTATTGAAAGTATAAGAATTAAAAACACAAGAAGTTTAACACCAACAGTTGAAGTTGTGTTAATTGATGTTCAAGGAAGAGCATTATTTGAAAAAGGTGAAAACTCAGAATATGCCTGCTTCTTTAACTTACCGTATCCAACATTTTATTTAACATTAAAAGGGTATTATGGTAAAGCAATTAGATATCAACTTATTTTAACTAATTTTTCTGCGGCGTTTGAAGGTAATACTGGAAACTATAGAATTAGTTTAAAATTTTATTCTTACAAATATACAATTTTAGCGGAAACACAAGTTGGTGCTTTGTTTGCCGTACCGTTTATGTATACAACGGATTATAGAATTAACAATACCGCACCAAATTCTCCTGGTGTAAACGCGGCTCAAACATCTAATGGAAACCCTGATGTTACAACATCTTCAGTAAGGGTAACAAAAGGTGGTCAAACCATTAGAGATGTTTACAAAAGATATAAAGCATTAGGTTTAATTTCACCAAATCTTCCAGAACTTTCATTTCCCGAATTAAAAGCTAGATTAGAGGCGTTAGAAAAAAATTTACAACAAAGTTTTGGACAAACGGATTTTACACCACTTTCTGATTGTGATACATATTTTAAATTATTAACAAGTTTAAGAGATAGTGTGTTATCAACTGATGATACTAGTTGGTCTAAGAAATATCTTGACCAAGAAAAAATTTTTGTGTTAGACCCTAGTGTTGTTGGTGGTAAAAATGGTGTACTTACTTACATTTACAATAATAACACTAGAGCTAATTTACAATTACAAGTTAATGCGTATTCACAACTAAAACAATTAGTTGATGGATATAAAGTTGATTTGGCTAAAAATAAAACATTAAGTGACCCGGGAACATTTACAATTGATGGTAAAAAACAAACATCAAAAGTTACTAAAATTAACAATTTAACTATACAACCAACAATAATACCATCTGCACTACAAACATCTCTCCAAACAGGTTTTTCTGTTAGAGAAGTAGTTGGATTAGTTGGTTCTAATAAAGTCATGGGTGATGTGACTAACGATAGTTCTAATTTAGTTGGTTCGGACTCTGTTAGAAAAAGTATAAGTGAAAATGATATTAACTGGGCGGAAACATTTAAAATTAGATATAAAAGAGAAGCACTTAGTACAGCTGAAATTTCAGGTTTAACAGCATCGGAATCAATATTCTTTAGAACATTTTCTAATGATACTGGAAATAGTTTTATTCCACCAACCTATAATTTTGTATTTGACGGACCTGGTAACTTTTCAGACATCTTAGATAAAACATTTGAAGATTTGTCCCAACAAAAAGAAAAAATTGTTCTTGCGTTAAATGAGTTTTTATCTAAAAAAATTGAAGGTAATGATGGTTTAGGATTTAAACCAACAATGAGAAATATCATGGCAATGATATTTGCGTCCGTTGAAGCGTTTTATAGATTAATGGATGATGTACATAGTCAAGCTTGGAGTCAGAGGTTAAACCCAATTAGAAAAAATGCGGTGTTTGATAATACAAAATCTTCCGTTAGTACTGATAGTAAAGATTTAGTACAACAAACGGACCAAAACGCTTTAAAAGATATTCCAGTATATCCTTGGCCACAATATTTTGTTGAAACAAACAATCCTGATGGTGAAAGGTTTGAATTAAGATACCCAGGTGACCCGTCAGAAATATCAAAAACAAGAGCGAATGATTATAAGGTTTGGCCTGAAGTTCAATTTGTTGAAGAATATATGAAAGGATTAGCTCAAAGAGCTAGTATTAATATGGGCCCAAATGGTAGTAATAACGAAGCCAATGTTATAAGTAGAATTACTGTAAACGGTATTGAATTCCCCACAACAAACATACCGTATAGTGATTATGATAGTGTTAAATTTATTTATGAAATTTATGAGAGAGTCTTATTGGCATCATATTGGGATAGATTGTCTACATCAGGAGCAAAACAATTATCAGTATATAATACATTATCCGATTTAGAGGTTTCCAACATAAGAACAGCACTTGCTTCTACAAGTCCAAGTTTAACAAAAATATTAAAAAACTTTGCTTTTACACCACAAGGTTTCCCGTTAGCTCTTAAAAGTATTTCAAATGACGGAACTGGGCTTAGTTGGCAACAATTTACTAGAGGTGAATTTACTTCTGAGTATTTAAGAGCAATTACGGAAAATGATTACGCAATTTTAAATAGTTCGTTTATTAAATCAAAACCAACCACGAATAAAAATATTCAATCATTAACAAACATATCAAATTATATTAAATCAACATTGTCAACACAAACAAACATAATGGATGTTTATCCATTTGTTATTACTGATTGGCAAAATGAAAACTTGGCCGGTGTAAAAACATCAAAAGGTAATGTTTTTGATACAACAAAAAGTTTGTTTTTAAATGATACTCAGAGATATATTACCAATTATGAAAGTGCTGATAGTTTAAATAACAATAGACCTTTTGTTAATAATTGTTTCATTAAAACATTAACAACACCCAAACCAATATTATCCGTTGGTGGGTCGGGAAATCTTACAGGTGTAGCACCAACAGGAACTTTAGCGGCCTTTAATCAATTTTATAAAGAAAGACGTTTAAATAATAGTTTCTTGGTAACCGAAGGACCAATAAATTACCAAGCTAAAACAGGAAATGTTGATGCATTCCAAACAACATCAATGTTAAATACACCTTTCTTTATTAACGCATTACAAGATGGTGTTGATAAAGATAGAAATAATACAAATACAACCCCATATGTTTTACCGGCATATTTGTTTTTAAATTCATTACCACTTGCGACATTAAGAGAAAAATATAAAAACATTACAACAGAAGGTTTTACTGATTTAGATTATATTTTTACCACTCTAACAAAATTTGGTGGTGTACATAAATTACCATATGCTTGGATTATAAAATATGGTTCTATTTGGCACCGTTACAAAACATATGTTGAAACAAATGTAGACATTTTAGATTCTGTTTGGAAAAATGTGAATGTTGCAAATCTTTATGACCCCGATGGTTCGTCATTACAGAAACAATATACATTTACATCAACCAATGAAAATTATAATATTGTTGCTCAAGACACAATATCACAACCACCATTAGTTTTATCACAAGTACAAATGAATCTTGGATTTTATCCAAAGATTATTAATGACACATACTTTTTAGTTACTGGCCAAGAATTGTTGACGGGATACACAAATACTGATATACAAACAGCAATTAGTCAAGGATTAGTTGTTGGGGCAATACCAAACGCTCAAATATCAACACAAGCTGGATATAGTTCAACACCAAATCAAGTGTTAAAGTTTAACAATTTCTTTACCACATTTGAAACACAAAATTCACCAAAATTTAAATCAAACCAACAATATAAGACTTTGTTGATGCCAAGTTTTGGTACCATATACAACCAAGTTATTGGTGAATGTTTTACGGAAACAATAACAGGATTAATACAAACACAAGAAGTTCAAAATAATAAAGCGGTATTTAATGGTTCTGTTAGACCATTTTGGGCGGCACCTAATTTTGGATACTTTGAATTATCAAGTATTACAAAACCGGGACCAAATGAATACATGAAAGAAGTTTATCCAAATTTAGAAATACAGGATGTGGTTAAATTTGGTCAGACTTATTCTAAAATTGATGATGTTTTTGGAACGTTTAAAACAGAAATTTTAGATTCATTTGAAACTGAATTTTTAAATTTTTGTAAATCATTTACGGATTTAACATCTGAAGATTTATCAGACTCAAGTTATGCCAATAGAAACTTCCAAGGATTAATGTCACAAATGTTGTTAGTTCCAACAATCACATTAACAAGTACTTTGGATAATTATGTTGTTGATTGTGGAAATGCTCAATTAACACAAGCCAATACGGTAATACAATCTTTTGTAAATTATGATGTTGTTTTTAAATACGGAAACCCAAGTAATTTTAATAGACGTGTCTTTGGTACATTTACAACTTTGAATACAACAAACTACAATAAAGTTGTTGACCCTTATCCATATAACGCATATGTTCAAAATAGTGTTCCTGTTACAAACGGAGCCGCAACACAAATAACTTTATTACAGTCAAAAGCCGCATATCCAAACGCTTGGATTGCAATGGAAACATATGTAGGATTTGCAACAACAACAGGATTAACGTATTCAAATTCAGGAAGTTATTATACTGACTTTTTCCCAACATTAAATGTTGAGTTTACTGAAGGAAATGTTAAAAACTTTGCACCACTTATCAAAATTTTTGGTACTCAAAAATCATTAAATAATGGTATATACACAAAGACGGATTTTATAACAGCAATAAATGATTTTTACACAAATAATGATGAGTATCTAAATTATGTTTTGGGTGAATTAATGTTTGTATTGAGAAAAGAATTACCTGATTATGTAGAAACAACTGAAAAACCAATATTATCCGCTATTGACGGTATGCAACCTAAAGTAGAACTTTATGAAGCATTTAAATCATTTAACGATAAGTGGATTGCTGGAAGTGAATTTAAAGATAAAACATTATATCAAGATGTTATGTTCTTAGATAGGGCGAATAGGGATATTGGTGATAAAGTATTGGTTGATGTTTTTAAATTAAAAGATTTCTTTTCGGGAACAACATCACTTGATGCAAGGATTATTGATTTTGTAAGTAGGATTATTGCGGATAATCAATTTCAAATGATGCCATTACCGGCATATATGAATTTTTGGGGTGCGGGAGAAGTTACTCAAGGTGTTAAGCCTAAGGAAGAAAGGGCTAATGACTTAGCAAACTCGTTATTTGGTACTTTTTTAGATGTTGATTACCGAGAGTCACAACCAAAATTTGTATGTTATTATGCCGGAAAACCAAGTGAGCATTTAGATATGAGAGAAAATGCTGATTACAGATGGAGAACAGATGCCTTTGATTTATCAAGGAACTCAGATAATCCATTGATTTCAGAACTAAAAAGTACAAAAACAGATTGGGCACAATCAAATAAAGTTGTTGGATTTAATGTTGATTTTGGAATTAGAAACCAAAGTGTTTTTTATAGCATTCAACTTGACCAAAATAATGCTGCTGCAACAACAGAAGCTAACAGAGTTATTAGTGATATGAGTAACCAAGCTGGTGGTAGAAGAACAAATACTCAAAACGTTAGTTTATATAATTTATATAAAAATAGAAGTTATGAATGTAGGGTAGAATCAATGGGAAATATGATGATTCAACCTACAATGTATTTTAACTTAAGGAATGTACCAATGTTTAGAGGACCCTATATGATTCAATCTGTTGAACATACGATTAGTGCCGGTGACTTTAAAACATTTTTTAGTGGTGTTAGGATGCCAATTTATTCATTACCATTAATAACAAAACAATTGGTTTCAATTAATGCTAATTTATTGGGACAATTAGTTCAGATATTAAAAAGACAAAAAGAAACTGAAGTCGCCTCAACACAACCAACAGTAAATGTTATTACTATTGGTAATAGTGTTCAGACTAATGTTATATATTCGTCAGCATTTCAATCACAATGTCAAGCAGATATGTTATCAACAAATCCTAAATATCAAAAATTTCTTGGAATTGAAAATACACAACAATCAATATCATTTGCTGATTTGGCAAAAATAATTAGAGATAATGTTACTTTAGGTCCGGCAAGAGCGATGGTTTTATATACCGCATATGTTAATGGTCATGATGACAATTCCGTCTACACATACAATCATGATTTAGGTAATACAATATTAGGTGGTGGTAGTTTTCCACAACAAATTAGTTATGGAGGAAGAGAAAAATATTTCCAAAAACAATTTGGTTGTAAAACTAACCAAAATGGATATGCCCAACCAAGTGCTGTATTTACAACGGGTACATCCGGTGAGTCATTTACAAATTCAGTTAAATTTATTAATGACTATTATCTTAATGAACAAGTTTTATCTAAAAGTTTGTTATTTGCACCATTATTTACAACTGGAAATACCGGTTCATTAGTTTGGGATACTAAAGAAAGTTATGTTGAAAATATGTATACAGTGTGGATTAAATATTGGCCACAAAAAAGATTCCAAACAGATGACCAATACACTCAGTGGCTTAAGTCAAATAAAAACATGGCGGATACTTTTAGAACATCGGCTGAAAATGTAGTTGAATTATTATCTAAATATAAACTTGTTAACTTTAAATGATATTTATTAAGAAACTATAGTTATGAATATTAAACAACATTTAGACAATTATCTTGGTAAAAACACAAGATATACAGAAAAAAATGCCGGAAATGGATTTACCGAAGTATGTGATTTAGATACTGGTAATTGCTATACAGTTAGAGACAGAGACGGTCTTATTGAAAGAGTTGATAACACAATGAGAACAAATAAAAGAGTCCAAGTTGAAACACCACAAGGTGTTAAACAATTATTAAATGGTTAAAAAAATGGCAATTGATAAAAAAATTATTGAAGAGATTAAAAGACACAATTCTATTAATAAGTATATTGTAGAACAAGATGCCTTGGGTGATTTACCCCCACCACCTGAAGACCCTGCGGCTCCTGTAGACCCTGCAGCGGCTCCTGCGGCAGCACCTGGCGGAGACCCGACATTAGCAGCGGCACCAGCGGCACCTGAAGTCATTGATACAACAACTGATACTGAAGTTGAAAAAATTGATGGTAGTGGTAAGAGTGAAGAAAGTGACAGTGGTTCTGAAGAATTAGATATTACTGATTTAGTTAATTCACAAAAAAATGTAGAAACTAAACAACAAGAATATTTTGATATGATGTTTAAACAAATTGAAGGATTACAAACCAAGTTAAATGCTATGGATGATGTTTTCAATAAGTTAAACTCTATGGAAGAAAAGATTGAACAGTACAGACCAAAAACACCTCAAGAAAAATTAAACTTGAGAAGTCTTGATAGTGGACCATTCAATCAAAAACTTTCTGATTTTTTTGATGACAAACAAGATGATTTGGAAAAATCGGGAAAGAATGAATATGTGTTAACTTCAGATGAGGTTGAAGATATTGTACCTACAGATATTAAAAAATCATTTGATAATTATGGTGCAGAACCAACAGGAACATCCTTTAAAATGTATTGATTTTTAACAACTTTTTACTATATTGAAAGGGTCACGTTGTGGCCCTTTTTTATTTGGCGAAATAATTTGACGAACAGAAAAATAACAACTATAATTTATAAACAAACAATCTAATTAAACAAAAAACATGATGAGTTCACTTGACGCAGTACTTTCACAGTACGAAAAAAACACACAGTCTTTCGGAGACTCTAACCGAATGTCCCAAGAGGAAAGAATGAAAAAGTATTTTGCTTGTATTCTTCCACAAGGGCAATCTCAAGGACAACGTAGAGTACGTATCCTTCCTACACCCGATGGTTCTTCACCTTTCAAAGAGGTTTGGTACCATGAATTACAAGTGGGTGGTAAATGGCAAAAATTCTATGACCCAGGTAAAAATGACAATGAACGTTCACCTTTGAATGAGGTTCACGATGAGTTGATGTCTACCGGCAAAGAGTCAGACAAAGAATTGGCTAAACAATACAAATCTCGTAAATTTTACATCGTAAAGGTTATTGACCGTGATGCTGAAGACGAGGGTGTAAAGTTTTGGCGTTTCAAACACAATTACAAGAATGATGGTATTCTTGACAAAATCATTCCAATTTGGAGACAGAAAGGTGATGTAACTGATTCACAAAAAGGTAGAGACCTTATTGTACAGTTGGTTAAATCTAAAACTCCTGGTGGAAAAGATTACACAACAATCCAAACTATTATGCATGATGACCCAGCACCTCTTCATGAGACTGCTAATGTTATGGAAGAGTGGTTGAAAGATGAGTTGACATGGAATGATGTTTACTCTAAGAAACCTGTAGAATATTTGGAAGCAATCTCTCGTGGTGAAGAACCTCGTTGGGATAGTGAAACAGGTAAATACTTGTACAGTGATTCAGGAGATATGATGATGGGTGGTTCTAAATCAGCACCCGCGGCTCCTGCAGACCCACAATTATTTGACGAACCTGCTGAGGACTTACCGTTCTAATAAAACAAAACATCATGTATGGTATCATGTACGGTACCATACATGATTAATTTACAACACATATGGCAATCAAGAAAAACGATTTTAATTCAGTAAAGAAGAAATTCTCAACTTCGGCGAAGTATAAACCACAAAGATACTTTGACTTGGGTAAAGATTTCTTGGACGCTGTAGGACTACCAGGACCCGCCATAGGACACTTGAACATGTTCTTGGGTCACTCTGATACAGGTAAGACAACGGGTCTCGTAAAAGCGGCCGTATCAGCTCAGAAACAGAATATTCTTCCCGTGTTCATTATCACCGAACAGAAGTGGAGTTTTGAACACGCAAGACTTATGGGTTTTGATTGTGATGAAGTGGTTGACCCCGAAACAGGTGAATTGGATTGGGATGGATTTTTCATCTTCAACAACAACTTCTCTTATATTGAACAAATTACAGATTATATTAATAGTTTGTTGGACGCTCAAGAAAAAGGTGAATTGGAATATGATTTATTGTTCCTTTGGGATTCAGTAGGTTCAGTTCCTTGTAAGATGACCTTTGATGGTAAAGGTGGTAAACAACACAATGCTGCGGTTCTTGCCGACAAGATTGGAATGGGTATTAACCAACGTATTTCAGGTTCTCGTAAATCTGATTCAAAATATGAAAACACATTGGTGATTGTTAATCAGCCTTGGGTTGAACTTCCTGACAATCCATTTGGACAACCAAAGATTAAAGCAAAGGGTGGTGAAGCCATTTGGTTAAATTCGTCTTTGGTATTCTTATTTGGTAATCAAAAAGGTGCAGGAACAAACAAAATTTCTGCAACAAAAGACAAACGAACTGTTAAATTTGCAATCCGTACAAAAGTTTCTGTCATGAAAAACCACATCAATGGTTTGGGTTATGAAGATGGAAAAATCATCGTAACACCACACGGATTCTTGGCAGGAAAAGATGCTGCTGAAGAGAAAGTATCTATTGAACAATACAAGAAAGAAAATGCTGAGTATTGGAAAGAGATTATCGGGGCTGATGGAGATTTCAGCTTGTTTGAGGAAAAAGAAAGTGAAACAGTATAAACAATAAATTGTGAAGACACTCTTAGTAGATGGTGATAACCTATTTAAAATCGGATTCCATGGGGTCAGAGACCTCTTCGTGGAAGGAAACCATATCGGGGGTGTCTTTCATTTTATCAATACCCTCAGAAAACAAATTGATGAACACAACTACGACAAAATTATTGTCTTTTGGGACGGTGACGACAACTCAGCCGTTAGACGTAAATTATATCCTAACTACAAGTTAAACCGTAGACAAAGTATGAACGAGTTTAAACTTGAGTCATACCACACCCAAAAAGAAAGAGTAAAAGAATACCTTGAAGAATGTTTCGTTCGTCAGGTAAGAGCAATTGAATGTGAAGCGGATGATTTAATCGCCTACTATTGTCAGATTGCTAACGAAGAATCAAAAACAATATTATCGGCAGATAAAGATTACTTTCAATTGATTGATGGACACACATCAATATACTCACCAATTTCCAAAGTCACCTTTAAACTTGGTGATAAAGTTAAATTTGGTGATACCGAATTTCCACACTATAACGTATTGACACTTAAGATATTAACTGGTGATAAGTCAGACAATATCAGCGGTATATTAAGATTGGGTGAAAAAAGTGTAATAAAATACTTTCCTGAGATGCTTGATTCTATGGTTAATTATAACCATATTTTAACAAAGGCACAGGAACTTTTAGAACAAGACAAAAACAACACAACTTTAAAAAATATTGTAAGTGGAAAAACAAAAGACGGAGAATTCGGAGAATCATTCTACCAAACAAACAAAAAAATTGTGGATTTACAAAATCCGCTTATTTCTGACGAAGGTAGGGTACTTGTTGAACAATATTATGCCGACACTTTAGACCCTGAAGGTAGGGGTTACAAAAATCTAATTCGTATGATGACAGAAGATGGATTCTTCAAATATCTCGGTAAGAGTGATGATGAATTTATAAAATTTATACGACCTTTGATGAAATTGACAAGAAAAGAAAAAAGACAACACAAACAACAAATAGAAAAATAAAAAAATTATGAAAGAAACAGATGTAATTAAAATGGAGTTCTTGATTACCTTGAACAACAACATCGTAATCCAACGTTACTTTAACGTAAAAGATTACAACCCACAAGCTCGCAGTTCTATGGAACTGTATCAATATTTAAAAAACTTTGTAGAAGGGTTTGAGTACGGCCAAAAGATGCGTTCGGTTGTATACCTTTTGGAGAATAAAGATGAAATTTTTGAGAACCAAAGTATCTTGCAAACATCAAATACTGATGGTCCTGAAACATTTAATTTTTTAATAAAGGTTGGAGAACAGACAATTTGTCATAGAATTTTGGATGCGAAATTGTTCCCACCTAAAATAAGATACACCGTAGATATACGCCAGCAAGTAAAAAGTGTATTAAAGGACTTAACTGACATTTTTTCCGATGAAAATTTTGTTACAAGTTACATGTCTTATAGCTTAAACTAATAGTATTTATCAAAACTAACAAGGGAATTTTAATTATGTCAAACAAGAATTTTGAGTATCTAGGTAACACATTTCAACTACAATTATTAAATCAGATTATCTTAGATAAAGACTTCTCACATTCTATCATTGATGTAATTGAATCCTCACACTTTGAAAACAAATATTTCAAAACACTTCTCCAATTGGTGAAGGAGTACTATGTAAAATATGATTGTACTCCATCATACGAAACACTTTCACAAATGGTGAAAAGTGAGTTCCCACAAGAGTTGATGTTGAAAATTCTAAACGACACTATCAAACAGATACAAACTGCGTCTATAGAAGGGGCATCGTTTGTACAAGAGAAATCATTGAAGTTTTGTAAACAACAAGAACTTCAAAAGGCAATCACCAAATCACAAAAAATACTTGATAGTGGAGAATTTGAAAACTATGACAAACTTGAAGAACTTGTAAGAAGTGCTCTCCAAGTAGGGGAAAATGGAAATAAGATTGAAGATGTTTTCCAAAACTTGGATGATGTTTTGAATGAAGATTTCCGTCACCCAATCCCAATGGGAATTACGGGTATTGACAAGTTATTAAAAGGCGGATTGGCAAAAGGTGAATTGGGGGTAATCTTAGCACCAACTGGTGTAGGAAAAACTACAGTTCTTACAAAAATTGCTAACTCAGCGTTTAATAATGGTTACAATGTACTTCAGTTATTCTTTGAGGACAATCCAAAAGTAATCCAACGTAAACACTTCACAATGTGGACAGGTATACCACCTGATGACCTCCCATTACACCGTGAAGAAGTTCTTGAAAAAGCACGTCAGGTCAAAGAAGAAATGACCAACAAATTGTTCTTGAAAAAATTACCTTCAGACCAATTTACAATGACTCAAATCAAGAACATGATTAGAAAGATGGTTGCTGATGGACATAAGATTGATATGATTGTTTTAGATTATATTGATTGTATTGTACCTGACAAAAATATGGGAGACGAATGGAAAAGTGAGGGTTCCGTTATGAGAGGTTACGAATCTATGTGTCATGAACTTAACGTAGTAGGATGGACCGCAACACAGGGTAACAGAAGCTCTATATCTTCTGAGGTTGTTACCACCGACCAAATGGGTGGTTCTATTAAAAAAGCACAAGTTGGACACGTTATCATTTCCGTGGCAAAAACTTTACAACAAAAAGAAATGAATTTAGCAACCATCGCAATTACCAAGTCTCGTGTGGGTAAAGATGGGGTTATCTTTGAAAACTGTAAGTTCAACAACGAATTGTTGGAAATTGATACTGAAAGTTCTGTTACCTTCTTAGGATTTGAAGAAAAGAAAGAAGAAAAGAACAGAGACAGAATCAAAGAACTTATGGAAAAAAGAAAAGAGCGAGTACAACCAAATAACTTTAATTAATAAAAAAAAATAGTATTTTAAATAAAATGGACGCATCACAAAAGATATTGTCGGACCTAACGGTTCACATGAAGTATTCAAAATTTATTCCTGAGTTGGAAAGAAGAGAAACTTGGGAAGAGCTTGTAACAAGAAACATGAATATGCACATTAAGAAATACCCCCACATCGCAAGTGAGATTGTGGACGTGTATCAATATGTGTATACTAAAAAAGTATTACCTTCAATGAGGTCAATGCAATTTGGTGGTAAACCAATTGAGATTTCTCCAAACAGAATCTACAACTGTGCTTACCTTCCTATTGACCACTTGGACGCATTCTCAGAAACAATGTTCTTGTTATTAGGTGGAACTGGAGTAGGATATTCAGTTCAAAAACATCACGTAGAAAAACTTCCTGAAATTAGAAAACCTAACCCAAATAGAACAAGAAGATTCTTGGTTGGGGATTCTATTGAAGGATGGGCTGATGCAATTAAAGTGTTAATGAAATCTTACTTTGGTGAGCATTTGTCAACACCTGAGTTTGATTTTTCAGACGTTAGACCAAAGGGGGCACAACTTGTAACATCAGGTGGTAAGGCACCGGGTCCTCAACCTTTGAAAGATTGTATTCACAAATTGAAAGGTATGTTGGACGCAAAAGAAGATGGTCAAAAATTATCATCAATTGAAGTTCACGATATGATATGTCACATTGCAGACGCAGTTCTTGCTGGTGGTATTCGCAGAGCGGCTTTGATTTCTTTATTCTCAGCTGATGACAACGAGATGATTGCTTGTAAATCAGGTTCTTGGTGGGAAACAAATCCACAAAGAGGTAGGGCTAACAATTCAGCGGCTTTGGTTAGACATAAAATTACAAAAGATTTCTTCATGGACTTGTGGAAAAGGGTTGAAGCATCAGGAGCAGGTGAACCTGGAATCTATTTCACCAATGATAAAGATTGGGGTACTAATCCATGTTGTGAGATAGCATTGAGACCAAACCAATTCTGTAACTTATGTGAGGTAAATGTTTCTGACATTGAATCACAAGAAGATTTGAACAACCGTGTTAAAGCGGCGACATTCATTGGAACACTTCAAGCAGGTTATACTGATTTCCATTACTTGAGAGACGTATGGAAACGTACAACTGAAAAAGAAGCGTTGATTGGTGTATCTATGACAGGTATCGGTTCAGGTGTTGTATTGGGTTATAACATGAAAGAAGCGGCTAAACTTGTTAAAGAAGAAAATGCAAGAGTTGCTGAGTTGATTGGTATTAACAAGTCGGCTCGTACAACTACTGTAAAACCTGCAGGGACAACATCTTTGACATTGGGAACATCTTCAGGTATCCACGCATGGCACAACGATTATTACCTTCGTAGAATCCGTGTTGGTAAGAACGAAGCAATTTACCAATACTTGGCAATGTATCACCCTGAGTTGGTTGAAGATGAATTCTTCCGTCCACACGACACGGCAGTTATTTCAGTTCCACAAAAATCTCCTGAAGGAGCAATTTTGAGAACAGAATCTCCATTCCAATTGTTGGACCGTGTTAAGAAAATCACACAAGAGTGGGTAAGACCTGGTCACAGAACTGGTTCAAACACACACAACGTATCGGCAACAATCAGTTTGAAAAACGAAGATTGGGAATTGGCAGGTGAGTGGATGTGGGAAAACCGTGACTTCTATAATGGTTTATCTGTATTACCTCATGATGGTGGAAGTTACATTCAAGCACCATTTGAAGATTGTACAAAAGAAGAGTATGAAAGATTATTCGCTAAACTTCACACAATTGACTTATCAAAAGTTGTTGAATTACAAGACAACACAGATTTGAGTGGTGAATTGGCTTGTGTTGGTGGGGCTTGTGAAATCAAGTAATATTAATAATAACGATAAAAATAAGGGGGGGAAGGTAAAACTTCTCCCTTCTTCATTTTATATAGAAGATGGAAAATATGTCTTTACCGAAGAATTCCATTTAGAAAGAGGTTCTTGTTGCGGTAATGGTTGTAGACATTGTCCTTATTTACCTAAATACAAAAAAGGAAATACAACTATATTTATAGATAATGGCTGATGGTAAAACATATGGATTAACTTTTCCTTTCGTAGAATCGTATAATGGTAAGTATTTGGACCTTTCAGATTACCCTGCTGAAGAAATTAGAAGTAATTTAATTCACTTGTTATTAACAAGAAAGGGTACTAGATATTTTTTACCTGATTTTGGTACTGGATTGTTGGAATACATTTTTGAACCTTTGGATGGACCAACTTTTAAAAACATTGAATCTGAAATAAGAGATTCTGTTGAAAAATTTATGCCTCAACTACAATTAACAAACATTAGTATATCGGCACCAACTGGTGAAGCGGCTGGAGCAACTGTAACAACCGCAGGAAATGTTGTTAATCCACAACTACAAATGACAAATCAAGATGTAACTGAGTATACAGCTACGGTAAGAATTGATTATTCTATAACTAATGACGTTTTTAATTCAAAAGATTTTATAATACTTAATATTTAACATAAATGGCTCAAAGAAGAATATCATATACCGTAAGGGATTTCCAAGCAATTCGTCAGGAATTAATTAATTACACAAAAACTTATTATCCTGAATTGATTGATAACTTCAATGATGCTTCAGTTTTTTCTGTATTCTTGGATTTAAACGCAGCCGTAGCCGACAATTTACATTATCATATAGATAGAAGTATCCAAGAAACAGTTCTTCAATATGCACAACAACGTTCATCAATCTATAACATTGCAAGAACGTATGGATTAAAAATTCCTGGTCAAAGACCATCTGTAGCTTTGGTTGATTTTTCAATTACAGTTCCGGCATTTGGTGATAAAGAAGATGAAAGATATTTGGGAACATTAAGACGTGGAAGTCAAGTTCAAGGTTCAGGTCAAGTATTTGAAACAATATATGATATTGATTTCGCATCACCATTTAATGCTGATGGTATACCAAATAGATTAAAGATACCAAATTTTGATGCCAACAACAACTTAATAAACTACACAATCACTAAAAGAGAAACTGTAGTAAATGGTATTACAAAGGTATTCAAAAGAGTTATAACTCCAAATGATGTTAGACCTTTCTTTGAATTTTTCTTACCTGAAAAAAATGTTTTAGGAGTCACATCAATAATTCAAAGAGATGGTACATCTTATTCTAACGTACCAACGGCACAAGAATTTTTAGGTGTGCAAGGTAGATGGTATGAAGTATCGGCACTTGCTGAAGATAGAGTTTTTATTGAGGACCCTACAAAACCATCAGATGACCCAGCAATTAAAGTTGGAAGATATATACAAACACAAGATAGATTTATTACAGAATACACACCTGAAGGTTTTATAAAACTTACTTTTGGTGGAGGAACAAATACTGCTGAAGACCAACTTAGAGAGTTTACAGCACTTGATGTACCGTTAAAGATTCAAAGATACCAAAACAATTCAATGTCATTGGGTAATGCTCCACAAGCAAATACAACAATGTTTATACAATATAGAATTGGTGGTGGACAAGGTACAAACTTAGGTGTTAATGTTATTACACAAATTGGTTCTGTTGATTTCTTTGTTAATGGACCTTCTGATATTATAAATAATTCTGTAATTAATTCATTAGCTTGTAATAACGTAACGGCCGCGATTGGTGGAGCAGGATATCCATCAACTGAAGAAGTTAGAAATTATGTAACGTTTAACTTTGCAGCACAAAACAGAGCGGTTACAATACATGATTACGAAGCGATTATAAGAAATATGCCGGGTCAATTTGGAGCACCCGCCAAAGTGTCTATTACTGAAAACAACAATAAAATTAATATCAATGTATTATCATATGATGCTACAGGTAATTTAACATCTGAAGTTTCACAAACTATGAAGAAAAATTTGGCGGAATATTTGTCAAATTATAGAATGATTAATGATTATGTTGTTATTGGAAGTGCTGAAGTAATTGATTTGGCGTTAGACATTTCAGTTGTTTTAGATGCCACACAAAACCAAGGAGTTGTTATTTCAAACATTGTGGATAGAGTCACCACATTCTTTAGTCCTACTGTAAGAGGTTTGGGTGAAAATATTGTACTATCAGAATTGAATAGAATATTACAAACCGAAAATGGTGTGTTAAGTGTTACAGACATTTCAGTATTTAACAAAGTCGGTGGTCAATATAGTTCAGCACAAACAGCAATGCCTTATGAAGATGTGGCAACAAAGAAAATTTCTTTAGTGGACAACACAATATTTGCAGAACCAAATCAAATTTACCAAGTCCATTTCCCAACCAAAGACATCACGGTAAGAGTTAAAAATTACCAGACAACAAACTTCTCTTGATAATTTATTTTATTCATTCTTTAACTACTATTATAAAATAGTGTATAAACTATTTATGATAGAAAGTAAAAGGAATGTCCAAAACTTATAGAATACGTACAGAAGTTGGTGTTGATAGACAAGTCAATATAGAATTAGAACAAGATTTTGACCAGTTAGAGATACTTTCTTTAAAAGTCAGAAGTGAAGATGTCTACACAAGAATGTGTGCAGACTATGGTGTAATTGTAGGTCGTGTTCTTGCCAATGGTGGATACGGTGTTCCAAATGTAAGAGTTTCTGTTTTTATTCCAATAACAGATGAAGATTTAAATGATGAAATAATTTATGATTTATATCCTTACCGAAGTCTTAATGATGTAAACGCTGATGGATATAGATATAATCTATTACCTTATGAGCAACAACATACAGGTCATATCCCAACAGGAACATTCCCAAGTAAAAATGATATTTTAACAAACCCAGCGTTGATTGAGGTTTATGACAAGTATTATAAATTCACTGTTAAATCAAATGGTAGTGGTGACTATATGATAATGGGTGTTCCAATCGGAACGTATACTGTTGTTATGGATATGGATTTGTCTGACATCGGACCATTCTCATTATCACCACAAGATTTAATCAGAATGGGTAGAGCAACCGCAGACCAATTTGACGGTGTGAACTTTAAAAGTTCAACTAACTTATTTGAACTACCACAAATCGTAACTTTAAACCAAAGTGTAAATGTACAACCATTTTGGGGACAACCAGAAATTTGTCAAATTGATATAACAAGAACTGATTTTGATTTACGTCAATCAGGTATTAATATATCTCCAACAGCCATGTTTATGGGTTCTTTGATTACAAATAGTAAAGATTATGCTTTACCAAAGAATTGTAAACCACCACAAGATTTAGGAAGTCTTTGTTCATTAGAAACCGCACCTGGAGAAATCATTGGTGTCAGACAAACCATTTTTCAAGACACCCAAGGTAGACCTATATTAGAACAAGCTCAATTTCCACAAGGGGCAAAAACAATTGATAGTGATGGAACATGGTTATTAGAAGTTCCAATGAATTTGGATTATGTAACCACTAATGAATTTGGTGAACAAGTTTTAAGTCCTGACCCAAAAATTGGTATACCAACTAGAGGAAAATATAGATTTAAAATCAAATATTCACAACCAGCCAACTTTGCAAAAGATGAAGTTAGACGAGCATATTATTTAGTACCAAATATTAAAGAATATGGTTGGGGTACTGCAAATCCATACGATGACCCAATTTATAAACCTGACAGTAATGTGGGTTATCAAGAGTTAATAGGTTCTTATTATTTTGGTTTAGATTGGAGTGGATATACTAACGCACAAGATGCTATTGATTGTAAAGATACATTCTATGAGTTTCAATATAATAAAGTCTATACGGTATCACAATTAATTGATGAATATAAAAAAGGTACTAATAGAAAAAAGTTTATTGGTATTAAAGAAATTACTAATACTGAATGTGAAAGTGAAAATAATAGATTTCCGGCAACAGATGGGTTAAGACAAAATTTTAGTATAATACCAACCTTAGTGACGTATTTGTTATATACAGCATCATTAACAATTATGATTTTATTACCTATTGTCCATGTGTTAGCATTAATATGGCCAATTATAAGTGTATTATTAAAAGTTGTGTTTGGAACAATTTTGACAATTGTTTCAGTTATTTGTAAAGCGATTAATAAACTGCGTGGTGCTGATAATCAAATAAATTGCCCAAAACCATACAATTTTCAAAATCTTTTTAAAGAATTAACAAATCCATTTAGTAAAATAACATTACCAAATTTAACATATCCTGAATGTCAGTTTTGTGAATGTAAACAAGAACCTGTACCACAAGACAATGATGAGTTAACAGCAATTCAAGAAGCCGCGGCACAAAATTCATTATCATTAAATGCCGATTTTTTTGTGTATGACAATTGGAATCCAAATCAATCTAATGTAACAGAACACCAAGAAGTTTTTGCGGGTAAAGGATTTAATACTGAAAGTGTTAGAGTCCCAATTAGAAAAAATGATAATAATGATTTTGATTTTATTGATAAATTACCACCATGGGAAATTATCAACAAGTATAATTTAAAATCAAAATATTTTGATACTGACCCCTACGCTGGTTCAAACAGAATTAAAGTACAAGTAGAACCAAAGTACAATTCAAATACAAATCACTTTGATAATATCATGGCGGTATTTGTTGACCCAGATGTTCAAAATACTTTTATTTCGGGGCAACTATTATCTTTCCAAGAGTTGACCAAATCAACTGACCCAAATACAAGTGGTGCGACTTCAACACCTGAAACAGGGATAACAGGAACAACAAACGTTGGTAAAAGTGTAACGATGACATTTGCCAATCCAACATCACCAAATTTATCAAATAGTACTGTAACATATAATTTCCCGACAGTACCAAATGAAACTAAATCTTACAAGTTCCCAACGGACATTGAATATTTCCAAGTTATTACTGGTGTTACTTACAATGATTTTGTATCTCAAAACGCGGCATATGCTAAAGGAACTACAACTTGTAACTACCTTAATTATACTGTAACAAATCAAACTACAAATCCAATCACCATTAATTATACGGATTACAATGGAACTTCACAAACAGCAACAATTGGTATTGTTGTGGACCAAGACACAAATACAACTTATGGTGCGACTGAAAATATATGTGCTTGTGAAAATAGTTTAAGTTCAACAAAAAAATTCAGTATAGATAATATAAATTCTTGTTCAGTTCCAGCACCTGCTGGTTCGGTCTTACCAGGAAATTTATTAACTCAATTATATCAAAAAATTGAACTTTTTAAAAATGATGGTAAAGACGGTCATGATTTTTATGATTCATATATTGGACAATGGATTGGTGGTGAAATTAGTTTAGTCTTTATGGTTAGGGGTGTTGACCCACACAGTGGACGTAAATCAATCAAATATGATTTATCAAGAATTTTTGGTTATAGTAGTTACGGTCAAAAAGTGATTAGTGGTGATTTTTACATGAACGTTCCCGTCCAACAAGGTTTAAAGACCGTAAGAAATGCAGAATTAACAAGTAACTTACAATCCAATTCAAATGGATATTTGTATTTCAACTCTTTTCAATACACCGCTGGTACTCAATATAGTGCTTATACCACTACACTTCAAAATTATTATTCAGCATTAGACCTTAACCGAGTTGATAAATATAAAATCAACTCTGATAATGAGGATAGCTTATTAACAACTGCGATGGTGTATAATGGTGGAAGTGGACAATTGGTTGCAAACAGTAGTACTGAAGGTTATATACAAGGTGAATATATTGAAGGTGGTTCGTTTATATGGGCAGAAAAGGCTAAGGGATTAAGTAAAATTAAAAAAGATAAAAACGGTAATGATAATAATAATACAAGACCGTGGTTATATTTTGCACCATCTTATGGTAATGGAGGACTCGGTAAAATGGTTGTGTATAGTCAAAAAATGGTTATGAGGTCAGATAGATTACCTGTTGGTACTATATTTGATGGTAGTGCTAATAACTACTTTGCTTGGCAAGCATCAAACGCATTACCTTATACCTTTGTCGATGATAATGGTACATCTAATACCCAACTTGTTGTACCATCATTTGATTTTAGTGACCCAACAGCAAATCCTGATTTAGTAACAGGTGCGACATTTAATGCTATCGCCAATTCATTTACCTGTAATGGTATGGTTGATTTGTCTTGTTATCAAGGTGACGGTAGAAATTTTACTGCATTACCCGCAACCAATGAATGTAATACTAATACTAAAAAGGGAGATAAAGTTGTTGTTAAGGGTTGTTACATATTAGTAAACAAACCAATTGGTACCCTCTTTGGTAGGAACAATGATTATTCATTAATTATAGAATGGATTGGAAGACTTAGATTAATGATTGCAGTATGTCAAGGAACTTTTTCACATACGTTTGTAAACTCTTGGATAAATGGAACATTGTTTGCGTTCCCATTCCAAAATGCTGTTAGATTTAATGCTAAGAATGAGCCAATTGTTAGAACAGTTGTTTTAAATAAAGCCTTTTATAATTTTTGTGCCGATACAATAGTGTACGAACCACAATCTAATAATTTTTATTATCGTTCAAGTCCATGGGATGGTCAAAATTTTATAGGTCAATACCCACCATCAGGACTATTTAATTCACCAGTGAATGATAGAAACTTATTATACCCAACTACAATTATGGATTTGGGTCCAAAATTTATTTGGAGTAAAGATGTAAACAAAAGTCCAAATTACTTTGGATATCAAATGGATAGGTTCAATGCAACATCTTGGAACAATGTGTCTGATTTATTGCAATTATTTATAATATCAAGAATATCAAACTCTAACCTATTAAAATCAACCAAAACAGGTTTAGACACATCAATTTCTGCATTTTTCAGTAGACCCCAATTAAGGGTTGATGGTGATTATGCTCAGATGTTACAAATCAATTCACAGTATGGTATTGTACCATATACTGCGGATAATTATTTTGATGACCCTGCAACAACAACTGACAATGTTGTTTACGTGTCTGTTGATAATCAAAAAAATTCGGTATTTGGTATTTTTTATAGTGGGTATACTGAAGAAAGGGATTTAATTTCACCACGTAGAATAGACAGAACATTTACTGGAAATACATTAATTGCTGATTATTTAGGAACCAAATCACAAGAAGTTCCATTTTATAGATGGTCAAATACAGCATATATTGATGGTCAACCGTCCATTTTTGGTAACGAGGAAAACAATTGGTATACAGAAGGTAATGCTTACAAAGAAAAATATCAAAATTTAGATAGAATGTTAAACCCAATGTTCATTGGAGGAAACAATCAAATTCAAAACAGAAAAGGTTACATTTACCAAACAAATAGTTTGGGACAATATTCCCAATCACCGGCACTTGGTAATAATAATGAAACTATAACAAGTGCACCATGGTATTTTTATTTCGGTTTAAAGAAAGGTTCGTCTGCCATGGATAAATTTACAAAATTATATATTAAATCAGAAGAATGAGCGAAAGTAATTACATAGTAGTTAAACCTGATTTGAGGTATAAGTCGGCACCCGATGCAGATTTATCTTTTGTAACAGAATTAAATCAAACACAATCACAAGTAATTGATTATGATAGAACTGTTAATGTTAATTTAGCAACATTGTTTGATGCTGAAAGGCAAAAATCTGTATTGTTTAGACCAACAGTTAAGTTATCATATATCTACAAAAATAACTTGGTAGGTTATAGTAATTACAAACCGTATAGAGATAATTTATATTATATTAATCCCGAGTTGTCTGTAATCAATGGGATATGGAGTGGATTACCAACATATCAAGAATTTGAATTTATTAGAACAGATGTGGAATCAACCCAATTAAATTTTGTTGCAAAAAGTGCGTCAACATATAATTGGAATGTTGTTTTATCCTATCCATATGAAAATGACTATACGGTACCAATGCAATATTACTTTTCAAATGGTCAGTCATTAACACCATGGGTATCAGGGGATGGAATACCATTTAAAATATCTCAAGGAACTGAAAATGGAACACCGTTAATTCAGTTTACTTGCCCTGTTCCACACGGGTTATCTGTTAATGAATATGTTGAATTGTCATTTAATTATAGTGGTGTTAACACATTCCAAGTTTCTTATTTGGGTGATAATACAATTGGTTCAGATGAATATATTTTTAGTATATACAATGTTGGATTTACGGGTTCAACATTTAATAGTGGTAATCAAGGATTCTTTAAACGAATCATAGACATTAATAATTCTGGTGAAACAAAATCAAAATATTATGTTAGATTACATAAGATTATTAGTAATCCACATGATTCAATCATTACAAGAAACGGATTTGAATTGAATCCATTTAGTGATGGTTCATTTTATCAATTTTCTTCATTAACACCAAACAATGTTGGAAGGGTTGTTAATTATCAAAGCTCAAACACATATAATATTACCATGGCTCGTGATTTGGAAGTTACAAATCAAGTTGATAATAATAAAAAACCTTTAACACAAGTGTTTGCAACATTTCAAAACGTTGGATACTTTGGTTGGTTCAATCAATTAAGAAGAGGTTGGGGATTTAATATGGTGCCAAAGACAACAAACCCGTGGTGGGCAACAACAAATCCAACATCATTAGAAAATAACACAACATCAGGATACACAAAAACACAAAATGGTGTTCCTTATAATTTTACGGTTAATCTACCAAGATATAGTGGGGATACAATGTATGGTGATTGGTGTGAGTGGAATGAAAGTAATCAATCAGAAAGGGTTATTTCAAACTACATGAATAAAATGACCTATTACCAAAAAGCGTTTGATATTGCACCTACCGCATCTACAAACCCAAGTGGGTTTTATTACCAAGTTCATTATCCAATTACCTTGAAAGTGTTTTCAGATTATATTGAAACTGCTGAACAAAGTGGAACTGAAGGAATTCCATATTGGGCTTACTTCAGTGATAACAACAAGTTATGGTTTTGGAGAGATATTTACGAATATGGTTATATTGACAATTTAGGTAGAGGTGTTGATTATCCATACTTGAATACTGCCCACTACCCATTCCAAGATATTACTTTCAGATTATATCCTGAAGGTGCGTCATTTGACATAACAGATTTGTACCAAATTGTACCAGACCCTATAATAGATGGATGCGAATAAGATAAGAGTGTTGTTTAATAACCAACCAAAAGATTTGGTTATACCTCTTCAACAAGAGTGGGACTTCTATGGTCAGCAACAAGCCATTGAACAATACGAGTCAACCATTATTGAAAAAATATTAAATCAAGGGGATGATTACGAAGTTAATAGGTTTGACCATCAGTTATATGATGGAACAAAAAGTTCTTTAAACTATGATTTTTATTTAAACAATCCCGTGTTTGCGGTTAACAATTTTTGGGAAAATTCTTACTTGGCAAAATTTACTGCTGACCAAGTATATTATTATAGTCCATCATTTACAAAATCTTTTTGGAAAATAGATTTTTATGATAGTCCAACTACAAGAACACAAAAATCTTATTTTACTACAATATTACCAGTACAACAAGGAAAGTTTCAACCAACAGTTTTAAATAATACAACAGCGGTTACAATTAAAAGACCAAGTTATCAATTAGATTACATTGGTGATAAAGAAGGGTTTTTTCTTTATTGGTTGAAATCAAGACAATTCTTGAATATCAATACTTTTTATATGACGGCCAAGTTCTTTGATGGTAATACAGGACAGTTTATAAAAATGATGAAAGCACCTCAAAGTTCTTTACCAAACTATTATGATTTTCCATCTGAAGAATATTTTTACTACAAAGTAGATTTAGATTATGCAACACAAACATATCAAGTGTTTGATTACCCAAGAGGGGTACGAGCCGGAACAGTTTCAAATCCGATAAAATGGTATGAATACGTAAACCCATAATGGATACACAAGTAATGAATATCAGGGTATCACCCGAAGTCTTGAATACAATCATTCATGATGTTACTTACTCAGGTGAGACATTTGGGGTGTATTCATCTATGACCCAAACTTTAACAAGTGGTGTTAACAACACGTCAAGTTTAACAGGTCTTACAGTTCCAATTCTTTTAACACAAAATACAATTGATTTGGGTTATTACTCTGTATTTGATGGTGCAATTTCACAAATAAATGTTGTAAATAATTTTATATTTTCATCTACAACAGGAAATCCATTTACTTGGTATGTTTATAATACCGCAGATGTTGAGTTTAATGCCTACCTTCAGTTGTCAACATATTTTTTAGATTGGGGTGATGGAACACCATTACAACCAATTAATACGTACGCGCCTAATTCTATTGTTCACACGTATAATACAAACCCAAGTGAATATACAATTACATTATCACAAAATAATCCTTGGGGAAACACAACGGTATCTAAAAATATTCAAACACCATATGTTGAAGTTCCTGATTTTAATCCAAGTGGAACTGCATACTTTACACCAAATGTTGGTTCTTGGAGTGCAACACCAATATCGTACAACTATATTTTTACTGGTGACAGTGTTAATTTAGTTGAAGACCAAGTTTCATCGGCATATGTTTCAGTACCATTTACTGTTAGTGGATATACTGATTCAAGAATTAACGACTTGGCATTTTATGGTACACCAAAATTTAAATTATTAGTACCTGTTCAAAAGAATAATGTTGATTATGGTATTATTACTGAAATTAATTTAGTTTATACTGCATATACAATACAGAATGTTGATTATGTTGACTATGCTGATGGTACTACAATTTTCTTTCTTCAGTCATCGGGTTTAACCGCAGATTGGATGGTACAAGAACCCTTAGTAAAAGATGAATTATTGTTGGGTGTCATTGCTCAAGCTGAAGTCCAATCCAATATATTCATTGAACGAGGTAAAAATTCGGCGTATGAAAGAATACAAAGAATTGGTGAGGTTGATAATTTGGGAGACTTAATAAAATATGGATATTACTTTTTTAATGTTACATAAAAAAATAAAAATGGTATTTATTACTAATAGATAAAATAAAAAAATGGCTACAGGAACCTATGGTACAATAAGACCGGCAGATGTATCACCCGAAGACGTAAGTATCGTCATGAATTATACACCATCAAGAGATGTGACGGACAATTTTGTTCTAACCACTTTGGATGCGACAACAATATTAAGACCTTATTTTAATAATGCAGCAACTGGCGGAAACTCAAATGAAATCTTGGGTGGTTTATACAATCTTAGATTACCCGCAGAAACATTCACTCAATTAGGTATCTACACTCTTTATATAAGACCAGCGGAAATTAGAACAAGTATTACTGATTGTGGTGTGTTATCAGCATTACCAAACGTTAAAGGAATTGTAATTGATTTAAGTAACGTACCAAGTCAATATGTTAATAAATTTGTTGCTCAAGGACTTGTTGGATTTAGAATTGAATATTTAAACTCTGATGGTAGTAAAATACCTAACTTCTTTAGGATTGTTACTTCAAATTTTTATTGTGAGCCTGTTATTCAAAATTTAACTAATACTTTACAAAAGGCTGTTAGATATAGATATACTGAAGGTCAAACTAATTTGGTGTTTTGTACTTTATCACCAAGTTCATCACCAACAAACAAACCAAACGCCACACCATATATTGGACAACCAGCTCAGAGTATTGTATTATCAAATACTTACTTCAATCCATTAATGTTAGAGGTTCAAGTTTCTGAATATGACATTGATACATTGGGTATTGCTCTTTATGGTAATCAAACTAAATCTATGGAGGATGGTATCTACACAATCTATGATGCTCAAAACAACATTTATCAACAATTCAACTTGTATGAAATTAAAGATGACTTTAATAACTTGTTGTATGAGGTTAAAGATAATAGAGGTACAAATATTGACTTCAGTAAAAGTTATCAAAATATTACGGCTCAATAATGGCTAAAACGTTCATACCTAACACAGCGGCTTCAGGAGCCGGAACTCCCTTTGATAATATCGTAGGGTTACAAACTGTGCAAGGTGGTGGATTAACACAAGGTAATTTTGAGTTTGATTTAGGACTTTCAGAAAAAACAAATAGAACATTTAATATTGGAACGTTTCAAAATCCAGTATCATTAGAAAATTTAGATTTAGATTCAATAAACGCTTCAAGGGAGTTGTTAGCGAAAGAATATAGAGTTTATCCAAATTATGATTTATCAGTTGTAACTAATTTTACAATATTTGGTTCGTTACAAAAAAGATTTGAAGTATCAATACAAAAAATATTAAACTTTTTTCCTGCGGCAATTGAAGTTGATGCAATCTATTATGATTTTACATCAGGATTAACCGCTGAGAATATTATATATAGTTCAGTCCCAAATGAAACTGAATTTACAATTGATGTCGCAAGGATTAAAAATCCATTCAACATTGATTACTCAGTTAATTCTATAATTAATCTTCAAAACAGAGAACAAATATTTTCACCTATTAGGGATTTAACAAATAGATACCGAGATTATAGTTTGTTTGTTAATGGTAATGAATATCCAATTATTGATTTAGACCCAACAACAAGTTTATATTCTGGTAATCTTAAATTTATTGTTACAGGACAACCATTTAGTGGTGCTTCATCAACGGTAGATTCAATTTATATTAAACCAAACACATATTACACCGAAAAAGGATTTTCGGAAGATTTTGATGAGGTTGAAAAGTTCTTGTTAAATAGATTAGCGACACCACCATTTACAGCAACATTTAATGTTCCTGTTGAAACTGACTCAGGTGTTGTATCAATACAAACATCTACATTGACTTGGCCTAAAGATGGTCTTTGGAATTTAGATATTAGAACTCCATTATTTACAACTTATCTTGAGAAGTTAAATGAAATTGCGATTAATTTTGATTCATTCAAAACAAACTTAATTACCCGTTTTTTAACAACAGAATCATTTTTAGAATTTGACACGCCAGACCATAGAGTTGCTAAAGTATTACAAATATATGGAAGAAGTTTTGACCAAATAAAACAATTCATTGATGCGTTGGCATACATGAATTCGGTTAACTATACTCCAGGTAATGACATACCATCAATGTTATTGAAAAATTTAGCACAGACATTAGGATGGAGTACAAACATATCACCAATTACGAATGAAAACTTTTTAGATTCAGTATACTCGTCAACAGGTGTTACACAATACGCTGGTTTTTCAAGAGAACTTACACCATCAGAATTAAATTATCAATTTTATAGAAACTTAATATTAAACTCGGCATATCTTTTTAAATCTAAAGGTACAAGACGTTCAGTTGAATTTACATTAAGATTGGTTGGAGCTCCTGAAGCGTTGGTTGAATTTAATGAACACGTTTATGTTGCTGACCAAAGAATTAATATGAGACAATTTGGTGAACAATATGCTCAAATTACAGGTGGTACATATATTGAAAATACAACAGCATTAGCAACTGGTAATACATTTTCAATTTACGGTCAAACATATACCGCATTTACATCATCAACACAAACTTTTTTTGTGGGTGAAACAATTGATGATTATCCAGTTGATGAATTTGGATATCCAAGAGCACCAATTGAAACATCAGATTATTATTTTGAAAAAGGTGCAGGATGGTTTGAATCAACACCACAACACAGAAGTCCACAAATTGTAAATCAAACCACTTCAGTTTTTACTGGCAATAGCCCAAATGTTCAAACAACATTACAGCCTTTTACTTACGGACAAGAATATTTTGATAGATTCAGGAATTTCCCATATATGAATTTGGGTTATAACTTAAAACTTGTACCTGACAATAAAAAAAGTTGGCAACCACCAACATTCAGAGTTAGTGTTGAATCAGGGTATAATGCATATTATGTAGTTTCAGATGACAAATTAGTTCTTAATGCCAAGAATGTTGATTTGTTTATGAACCCTGGTCAAGGTATCCTTTATAATGTTTGGTCAATGTCCAAGAATTATAATTACCCAATTCCTAATTCAGGAATGACATCGCCATACCCAAGTTTGGAAACTTATGATTGGACATATATTAATCCTGAAGCAAACAAAAAAACATTCTTTGAATTCGCTCAAACATTTGTTAACAATACAATTAATATCAGAGACAGGTGGTATTCAACAGATGGTAAAACTGGTGGATATCCAACACTATTAAATATTTTTTACAATTACCTTCTTTCTGAACAAAATGTTGGAATTCCAAATGATGATTTTACATATCAAAAATTAATTGAATATGTTGATGGTCTTGGTCCATATTGGATTAGATTAACACAACAAATGATTCCAGCATCTACAATATGGAATACTGGTACCCGTTTAGAAAACTCAGCATTACAAAGACAAAAATATGTTTATAGAAGACAAAGAGGTTGTCAATTAGTACCAATTGAAAATGACCCATGTTTGGCAACAAGTCAATTATTTTCTTTTGATTGCACCAAACAAAGTGCAACATGTTCAATATATCCTTGGATTGGTGCAAACCCTGGTGATGTTACATCATTCTCACAAATTCTATATAACGTATTATACAATTACTTAGACACACAAGGTTATCTACTTTCAGATTGTAACGCAAACTCATTGTATTCACAATGGTATGTTGATGTTAAGATTGATGGGGCAACTGTAATACAAAATAAATTTTTTGATGGTTATGGAACAGGACAAGTTCCAACAAATAACCAATGGAAGACAGCGCTTATTTTAAATCTACAACAATTAGTTAATTATGGTTATTTCTTTTATGTGAACGGTAATGAGGTTACAATATATAACTTGACATGTGCTTCAAGTTCAGAACCAATTACTTTACAAATAAACGTGGGGGTTAATATAGACATTAGTTGTCAGTAAACTACCTTATAATAATATTTAATAGTTATGGCTTGTAGTACTTGTATTAGATGGATGGTTTGGAATGAATCGGACAGTGACCAAACATTTTATTATTATGATTGTACTGATGGTACCACATTATTAAGTAATTTATTTGGTGCTGGTCAATTTTATAGTGTTTGTGGTTGTCAAGCAAGTGGTTCTTATGCAACAAGTGACGATGTTTATATTGAAGATGGTGGAACAGGATATATAAATTATGGAGGATTATTATTACCTCCTTGTGAACCAGAACCAACACCATCACTTACTTTAACACCATTTCCAACAAGAACCCCAAATCATACACCGACACAAACACCAAGTGTAACACAAACGCCTACAATTACGTCAACTCCGACTGTAACACCAACAAATACTTTAACACAAACGCCTACAATTACACGAACTCCGACTGTAACACCAACAATTACACAAACTCCGACTATAACACCAACAATTACGCCAACGGAACCTCCACTAACTCCAACACCAACATCATCACCATATAACAATGGTAATACATTTGCATATACTTTAACAGTTACAGGTGCTTGTGAAACAGGATTGGGTTCGGCATTAATTACCGCTAGTGGAGGAACACCACCTTATACATTTGATTGGTATAATCCAAACTTAGGCACCGGTGACTACAAAACAAATTTACCTGCAGGAACTTACTATGTTAGAGCAAATGACTCGACAGCACCTACAAATAACGAATTTTATATTAACGTTGTTATTGGTTCAGGGTTGACAATTGGATTTCAAACTGAAGTTGCAACAACATGTGGTTTAAATAATGGTTCATTGACGGTAACAGCAACATCAAGTTGTAATATTATTAACTATTATTTATATTCTGCTTATGGATTTGCTGATTCACAAACAACCTCAACAAATATTGGGACGTTTAATAATTTATCGGCTGGAACTTATTCAGTAACAGCAGTTGACTGTGCTGGTTGTTCAGGAACTTCTGAGACTTGTATAATATATTCATCAAATACGCTTGATTACGGATTTTATATTGTAAATGACACCGAATGTGCTAGTCCAACAGGAAAAGTGTATGTTACTGGAGTTACGGGTAACGCTCCGTTTACTTATGAATGGTCTGATGGTATTACAGGAGATACTATTACAGGTCTTACAGCTGGTGGTTACGAAGTTACAGTAACATCATCAGATGGTTGTGTATTATCACAAGTGGCTACAGTAGATTATGTCCCAAGTATTGGGTTAGGTTCATGGACTGCGGTTACACCTTCTTGTTTTGTTGCTGATGGTTCACTTACATTGACTATAACTGGTGGAACTGGGCCTTATTATTATTCAGGTTCAAATGGTACCGTTGCGATTACTTATGCAACATCATATGTTTTTTCGGGATTATCGGCAGGACCATTCTCAGTAGATATTACTGACGCAGCTTTATGTAAAGCGACATTTTCAACAGTTTTACAAACGCCAAATACATTTAATAGTTTATCTGTTACTCAAACTAACTCTACTTGTGGTAGTAGTGATGGTAAAATATCAATTACATTAGACGGTGGTGAAATTCCATATACATATACATTAGTTTATCCTGATTCATCAACAGTTAATGCGGTTTCAAATTCAACTGCTTATGAGTTCGTTAATTTGGAAAGTGGAACTTATACAGTTTATGTTTCTGATAGTAGTGGTTGTTTATATGAACAAGAAATAACCATCATAGCCGAAAATCTTTATAGTGTAACAACATCAAGTTCAGGTTCAACTTGTAATTTAAATAATGGTAGTGTTACACTTACATTATCAACAGGTGGTACCGCACCATATACCTATCAATTAAGTACAGGTCAGTCCGTTAACACTAGTTTTAGTGCTGCAACGTTTGGTGAATTAGGAACTGGTACTTATGGTTATACGGTGACTGATACAACAGGTTGTGTTCAATCAGGAAATGTTACGGTATCATACGGTACACCATTACAATATTCTTTATACCCAACAGGTTGTGGAACTGGTTCAGGTGGTACAATCACGGCATTGATTAGTTCAGGTACACCACCATTTACATTTACTTGGTCTGATAATGTTAGTGGTAATCCACCAAATATAACTGTAACAGGTCTTACGGGTGGAACATATAGTTTAACAATAGTTGATGATAATGGATGTGTTCAAGCAAGAAGTACAATTATAAGTTGTACAGCAATTGAATCAACATATCAAATTTACACAATGTGTGAAAGAGAATTTCAATATACTTCAGGGACTGAACGAGGTATTCTTCAAATGTTAAATGAAGGCTATTATGATATTATATCTGGTCACACCAATTGTTTATTAAGTGCGGCAACTTTTGTTGCTCAAGTGGAAGTTAGTGGTGTAACATATACCGATTCTTTTTATACGGGTACAACATTATTAGACATTCCAACCAATCAACAATGGTATGATGCGGTTGAAACAATTTTATTGTCAATACCAGGTGTTAGTAGTGTTACAATAGATACGGTATCAAGTGTTGTAACAATAGCCACAGAAGGTGAATTGGCAAACCAACAAATTATAATTGACCTAATAATCCAATACGATATTAATTGTGTGAGTTAAAATGGCAATGATAGAAATCATATCAATAACAGGTACATCACCATATCAGGTGTATGTTTCTGATGTTTATGGTAATAACGAATACTTTGTTGGAACAATTGGAGGAGCGGTTCCACCTGTTGAAAATTTTTATCTTCCTACATTATTTGATAACGCACCGGCAATCATGTTAAAAATAACTGATGCTAATGGATGTTCAAAATTTAAAATTCTTGAGTGTAGATATGGTTGCGGATTTACAATTCAAGTGGTTGCTTCAGATTGTATTTATAATATTATTCTTGAACCTCCAAGTTGTGATTTTACTATTTAATTTTAACTTTTATTTTAAATTATTTAAAGTTTCATTTAAAAACTATAATGTCTTTGTATTTATATAGGAAATCAAAAATTAGATGGCGGTAAATTATGAAATTATTGTAGTAAATACGGCAAGCGGTTGTGATAACCCTGTCTCGTCACAATACTCAGTTACTGCGTGCTCTCAAAGTGTTATTATAAGATTTGATGGTGTAAATAATGCTGTAGGTCCTTTTGATATTTACACAGGAACAACAGGAACAACGGCAGTTTATACAGGTGCTTCAAGGACTGACATGTATAATGGTGTTGAAATTATACTTTCAGACCCTGCGGCTTGTTCAGGATTAACACCAACGCCAACACGAACAGTTACACCAACACCAACATTAACGCCAACCAACACTTTAACACCAACATTAACACCAACACCAACCACCACTAACGCAGGTGCTCCAACAACACCATCTCCAACACCTACAGTAACACCAACTAATACTGAAACTTTAACACCTACGGTTACACCAAGTGTTACAACAACATCAACACCTACAGTAACACCTACGGTTACACCAAGTGTTACAACAACATCAACACCTACAGTAACACCAACAACTTCTCAAACATCAACACCTACAGTAACACCAACAAATACTGAAACGCCAACTCAGACAGTAACACCTACTAATACACTTACTCCGACTCAGACAGTAACACCTACAAATACTGAAACGCCAACTCAGACAGTAACACCAACAAATACTGAAACGCCAACTCAGACAGTAACACCAACAAATACTGAAACACCTACTAATACACCAACTCCAACAGTAACACCAACAAATACTGAAACGCCAACTCAGACTGTAACACCAACAAATA